TAATGTTGGTGGCTCTGGTGGTTCAGGTGGTGGTGGTTCTACTGCAACTGAAACTGGAGTTCTTCAAAACAAATCTTCCTTTGGAGGAGGAGGAGGTGGAGGCGGTGGCGGAGCCGGCGGTAATGGTGGTTCTGTACTTGTATGTGCAAAATTTATTGACTTTTGGAAGTCAACCAGCACTTATAATAGACAAAGAAACGCTATGAACATTTACAATCCAGGTAGTAATAGTCAATACGGAGATTTAAAAATTCAAGCTGATGGTGGTAATGGTGGTCGAGGTGGACAAGGTGGACAAGGAGGCGACAATTTAATTTAAAATGAATATATTAATTAAAATAGGAGTTAGATATGGCATTAATTAGTAGACAAGGCGGCGGCGGAGGCGGCGGAGCTGGCGGAGCTGGTGGTAATGCAGGATGTATTTTGATTATTACATCTGCAGAATCACCGATAGGTGCAGGACGTACACCTCTTGGAACGTTTACAAATAATAAAACTATAACGGATGGTAGTTTAAAAATCAAATTCGAATCTTTTACAGCAACAGCTGACAATGGATTACAGGCAGAGGGTGGTTCTGGTGGTGCTCTTGGTGCAAAAGGTACTTCAACTTTTGGGAGTGATGGAAGTAAAGGTAATCCTGGTAGTGATGGTAGAGACGGAATAGCAGCAATAATATTTTTATAGGAAATTAAAATATGGCTTTTACAGACGCAGGTAGTTATCTACATACGACAGAAGAAGTACACATAGGTGGTAGTTCAGACCCACCCGTACAACTTCTTGTTACTGGCCAAATTATGGCCACAGACAATATTACTGCCTACTATTCTTCAGATATACAATTAAAGGAGAATATTAGACCCATAGAGAACGCCGTATTTAAAGTGCAACAATTAAGTGGTATACAATTTACTTGGAATGAAAAATCACATCAAGTTCAACAAGACAAAGGTGAAGATGTTGGATTAATTGCACAAGAAGTAGAAAAGGTTTTACCTGAAATAGTTATAACACGTGAGAATGGAATTAAGGCTGTAAATTATGAAGGTGTTATTCCATTATTGGTTGAGGCTATAAAAGAACAACAATCTACAATAGAAAATTTAAAAGACAGAATTAATAAATTAGAGGGGCAATAATGGCCTTACAAGGTGGTTTTAAAGTCGGTGGTTTAGTTATCCTCGCGAGTGGTTCTGGATACGGACATGGACAGACATATAACATTACCATGCGTTCAAAAGGACAAGGTAGTGGATTTACAGGAACAATTGGTTCTACGAATGGAGTAATTACGTCTGCAACAATTACTAATTCAGGTTCTGATTATTCTTCTGGTTCGTGGGGACATTATACTTCTGGTTCGTGGACAGCTACGGGTGGTACTTATTATGCAGGTGCACATGAATCTATAGGTATATCTGATGCACCTGGTCAAGGTTGTATAATTCAACCAATACTTGTACAAGATACATCAATGAGTATATCTGATATTAATGTTGAGAAAGGAGTTAGTTATAATACTGCTAATTCCGACATACACGATTTGTATCAAGACTTTTCTACTATCTCTGATGTTAATAGAAAGAATTGGAATTGGTATGCAGGTGGGCCTGTAACTGGTTCACTTCCATCAGCATTTCATCCTATAAGATTTGATGAGTTTTATGGTGCAGAATATGATACTTATGGTGGTGGGGGATGTTTTTTAGCTGGTACTAAAATACTTATGGAAGATGGATTAACTCACAAAAATATTGAAGACGTGGATATTGGAGATAAACTATATAGTTACAGAGCTTCTTATCCACTTGACTTTGACTCTGGAGATTTATGGAAGGCTTGGAACGATACACAATTAAATGGATATTTTGATTCAACAACCGTATATAATATTTACTACGATTGGTTTGATTCTTATTATCACATTAATGGTGTTTTACAAGTTACATATGAACATCCATTGTTAATACATAGAAGTGGTTCTTATATGTTTCAAACAGTTAGAAATTTATTAATAGGTGATGAAATTTTTAAATCAAATAATACTTTAGAATATGTTCACACGATAGACTTTATTGAAGAAGAGTGTGAAACAATAAATTTAAACGTTGAGGATGTTGATGTCTTTTTTGCAGATGGATATTGTGCACACAACGTACATGATAAATAATGAGTTACGATGTTTACTATTCCACAGGTGGTGGAGATTTAATTTATGGTGGTTCTGATGTTTGGGTAAATCATTGGATTGATAATGTTGCACCAAAACTAAAACATCCGTCTAAACTTATGATTCATCGAGTTAGACCTGCTACGTTTCAGAGAAATAAAATAGATAATCTTGAAATAATTTGGCAAGGGGATGAACCAAAGGAGTTTGATAACATAATTGGAAATGCACGTAGGATTAATATTCTACATGGATATTATACACCACATAAATCAATATACAAAAATAAGGATAAGATATATTCAAATGTTATTCATGTTTCATTGGACTTATCAATGAAGGCAGGATATCAAATGGGTATTAAAAATCCATTACATTTTGCTTCATCATTAGAATGGGAAAGGGAAGTTGCAGAATTATCTGAACATAATATATGGATTGGTTTAGATAAAACACCATTACATGATAAGGTTGATAATATAATTGATATACCTAATTTTTATGAATTTAAAAATAATTTACCAACTTGTATGAATAACAGAGTTGGTTTTGCTGCACGAGTAGAAACAAGAAAGGGAGTTCACTATTTAGATGGTGTAGATAGTCAAGTATTAACAGACTTAGGTGATTTTAATTATTGGAAAAAACAAGGATATAGATTTGAATACACGAGGGTTTATCAATACAAATATGATAACGTTCATAGATTTTTCAAAAAACAAGATTGGGGTATTTCACATTCTTGTCACCTAAACGAACCATTTGGATATTCTATTTTTCAAGCTGTTGATTATGGAAAGATTCCTATATTAGCACACGATTGGTTAAAAGAATATTCGTATCCATTTAGAGCATTTGGTAAAGAAGAGTTTGATAAACGATTAAAGGAAATAGAAAGTTTGTCTGAAAAAGATAGAGGAGATATTTTGGAAAGTCTTAGAAGTTTTTTAAAAAAGTATGATAACAAAGAAGAATGGGTCAACCAATATCTTCAGATTTACAATTCTTAATATTTATTATTATGTCAACAACATCAGGTCAAAATTTATCATTAGGAAAATTAAGAAGAGCGGTCAGTTCTTCTGCATCAGACTACACAACGGAGTTTGGTCTAAGTAACGCTGCAGGTGTATCATCTGCTGGTTCTAATGTAAAGATGTCAGAATTTTCAATAGATACGGTTGATAACTCTCTATCAGGATTTCAATTTGTTGATGAACAAACTTCTGAAGTTTATGGAATGACCTTTACAAATTCTGGTAGTAGATTTCAAGACAAGATAGGTAGTCTTAATGACAACTTTACGTGGACGACAAATAATTCTACATTATTTAATATGGGTGGAACTACAACACAAGAGGCAACATATACTGCTGGAGCTATTGAAGATGCAAGAACTACCTATGACGATAACTTAATAACTAACAAAGATTTTATTACTGGTAGTATTGAAGATAGTTACTTTACTTCATCGGGTATAGGAATACATACATATTCGGATGGCGATCCTGGTACTGATTTAGCTGGTTCAGGTTCTGCAACGTGTGTTAAGTTTACTGCAAATGGAGCTTTCATAACTCAGAGTTTTACCACTACTGCATATTCTACATACAAAGTAGAAGTTAGAACGTATAATGATACTTCTAAAAACGATTTGACTTTAGTAGTCAGTGCTTCTGATTCCAACAAACTCGTTAGATTAGATGCAGCTTCTCAAGACGAGACCGATGGTTCTTTATATGTTATTGATAATTTTCACGTAAGTGGAAGTACAACTGTTCAAGTTAAATTAGAAAGAACAGGAAGTGCTTCTGGTGATATATTTGCAGACCATTTTATTTTTAGAAGATGGGCAGGGCCACAATTTAACAATCAGAGTGTACAGATAAGTGGTAAGTTTGCAGAAGATGGACAGAGTGATGGATTTAACGACCATGCTACTCGATACAATACTGCAGTAACTAAGAACATAACTGTTCTTGATACATATGGTGGTCAATCAGTAGCATGTTTTCTTGTTGGAACTGAAGTATCAAAATCAGACGGAACGGTTTCTAATATAGAAGACTTAGATGTAAATGATACAATATTGGGTGCAACTATTCCAGGCTTACCAGACGAGGATTTAGGTGAAGAGTGGAAAGAACATAGTTCTGCTGAAGGAACTTCATTTAGTTCTGCAAATGTAACTATAAAAGACATTTGGTATGATTATGTTACACATTATTGGAATATAAACAACAGAGTTAAAGTTAGTGGTCAACATTATATGTGGACTTTACGTGATGGTTGGTGGCAGTGGATAATAGCTGACCAATTAAAAGTAGGAGACTCGTTGTTAAATAGAGATTTGAGTGTGGAAGAAATTACAAGTAAAGATTTTAATGGGTATGGAGAGTATGAGGTTGTAAACATAAACGTTGAGACTGAGGATGTTTATTTTGCAGCTGATGTTCTTTCTCATAACAAAGGGACTAACTCGATTTAATTAAGTTTTTCTCTTCTATCCTTATATTTATTATTGGTAACTTAAGGTTTTTCAATGTCGGTTTTAAATACAGAATGGATTAAATCATATATAACAAATAATCATAAGCTAGACGAAAAGACTGGTGAAACTATTTATGAGCCAGTTTTATATCGTTGGTCACATGGTGCAACAGACTATCACATGGGTGCTGGTATGATGTACTTTTCTTTAGTATATTATATGAAGGCAAGAAATTGTGTTTGTCTTGGTAGTGGTGGTGGATTCGTACCACGTATAATGTCACAGGCTAGATTAGAGTTATGGAAAGACCAAACAGTTGGTGGTCAAGAACAATATGAGTTTGCAGAAACAGGTACTACGATTATTGTTGATGCATGTAATGGTGTTAATGGAGTTACCGATTGGGACAAAAAAGATTCTTTTTTTAGATTACAATTTCAACCAAGATTTTTAAAGACCACAACGGAAGATGCATTCTATAATTTCTTTGTAAAACAAGAATTTAAAATAGATTATTTACATATTGATGCAGACCATAGTTACGAACAAGTAAAGTGGGACTTTGAAAATTATTCAACATTATTATCTGAACATGGTATAATAACCATACATGATACAGACTCACATTATGTAGATACTAATGCAATACCACAAGACCATAAAGATGGAACGAGAGAACCATATGATGATGTAAGTGGCCCTATAAGGTTAATAAAAGAATTAGAACAAGATGACGAATGGCAAGTGTTTAATTTCTTTGATTATGGCCAGATAAGAGAAAAACCAAGTTCAACAGGAGTCACGTTATTAAGAAGAAAATAAATTTAGTTACAGTTGGTACTATCAATCCTGAAGTACTATATCATTTTTTAAAACACTACTCTGAATTTGTTGATGATATATTTTTTAATTTGTGGGGTAGTAGTGAAGAAATAGAAATAGATTACATACTTGAAGTTTTAGATAAATTTAATTTAAAATTACATAGAGACGAAAGAGACAATCATTCTTGGAATGAAAGTTTTAAGGCGTCTATGTTTAATCAAACAATGAATTTAAAAAAGGACGAGTGGTGGATACCTGTAGATTGTGATGAACTGATTTTGTTTAGTAAAGACCCAAGAGACATTATTGAAGAGTGTGAGGAGTATAATGTTAATTGTGTTATGGGAATGTTAATTGACCGAATCGATAAGAATGGTGATTTCACTAATCTAAAGTTGGATGATGATATTTGGGACAAATATAATTTGGCGGGAGATGTCAACATAGAACTTAGAGGGTATCCAGCTTGTCCTACAAAAGTATCGTTATTGAAAAATGGACAAGTGGGTCATGGAAATCATAAATCAAATTACTCTTATCATGAAGATGGTTTTTATAGTGATATTATGCAACACCATCATTTTAGGTGGACAGATAGAGTTGTACAAAATAATACTAAGCAGAAAAAAGGTTATGGTGTAGTTGAGAAACACTTTGAAAGAGAATATAATAATCTTGAAATTTACATGAATACATTTGGAAAGATAGATACAGAGGATGAAAGATTTATGTTACAGAAAGTAAGTAATAATTACGATGACTACAAAGAGTGGTCTCACTTACTTTCAAAGTATGAGGGGTGGTTGATAAATGAGTAAGATGGCTGTCATAGTTCCTTATAGGGATAGAAGGAAACAATTAGATATATTCATACCACACTTTGATGAGTTTATGAAAGATAAAGATATTGATTATAAAATATTTGTAATTGAACAAAGGGATGATAGACCATTCAATAGAGGTAAACTTATAAATGTTGCTTGTAAAGAAATACCTGATGAGTATGATTATTTTTGTTTTCATGATGTTGATATGTTACCTATGAGTGATGATTGTGATTATTCATATCCACATACACCTCGGCATATTGCTGGTGAGGTGGAGGCACATAACTATCAATTACCTTTTGTAGAATATATCGGTGGTGTGTTTTTGATAACACGAGAGGACTTTAAAAAAATTAATGGATACTCAAATGAATATTGGGGATGGGGAGTAGAAGACTTAGATTTGTTATTTAGAATCAGAGAAAGTGATATAAATCTTGAATCACATATCGATATATTTAATGTTACTAAACAACCAAGATATCCATTGGATGATGTGATTGTTAGACCTAACATAAATGCAACAGACGTAAAAGAATTGTACTCATTAGATTTTGATGGTAAAAGTACATATACTACTTTACCAACAAATCCTCATATTGATAATATAACAAGTGATAGCTTTACTTTTTCTTGTTGGGTTTATCCAAAGTCAATACCACTTGAAGACGGAGATTCGTATGGAATAGTACAGAGACCAGGTTTTCATACTGGAATAGAATATATGAATGATGAGGGTAATGGTGCTTTTAGAGTTGGTTGTTGGGACATGGATGATAATTACTATTTTGTAAAGTCAAGGAGAGTTACGTTTCAATGGTATAATGTTTGTTGTGTTGTTGATAAAAAGATAGGTGATATAAAATTATATATCAATGGGATTGTGGCAAAAGACTTCGATGGTAAGTCAGAGTTTGGTAAAGCCAAATTAAGAGACTATAGGGGTAAACACTATTTTATTGGTTCGAGTGATAGTGAAACAAATTGTATGGATGGTAGAATATCTTCTGTTTCTATTTTTGATTATCCTCTTTTACCCAACGAGATTGGTACGATTTATCAAAGAGGTGTTAGTAACCCTAATGTCAAATCAAAAAATCCTAAAAAAACATATAATACCATTAGTCCACCTGTTGCTTATTTTTCATTTAAGAATGGATATCATAATATTATTTTTGATGATACTAAAAAATCATTAAAAGCACAAGTATCTAATTTTGACGAGTCTCAGTTAAAAAAAGAAAATCTTTTTCCAGATGCTAAAACTGATTTACCAGTCAGAAAAAGGGGACTATATAAATCTACTGATAAGAGCACTACAAAGGAAGATATAGAAACATTTCGTAATTATGTTTTACCTTTTTATAATCATGGTAGGTATGCGACAAATCAGTATTATAACAAAGACTTTATCAATACCTTTACTGCTATAGACTTGGTTGAAAAGAAAGGTGGTAGGTATAAATCTTTAGTACATGAGGGTGATGATACCATAGTTCAAAGGTATCTTAAAGGTGAGTATGGTGATAAAAGTGAACCTGATTTAGAACTAAATAAATCTATTTTTTATGATGAGGTCATTACTGGTAGACTTAAAACAAATCAAATAGGACTTAATAGTGTAAAATATAAATTAGTGGATAGTTATGATTTCGATAACGACCATCATTGGATTGGAGTTATAATATGAAGTTTACTAAGAGACAAGTTCTGGCACTTGAGGAACTTAGTAGTGTATTACTTAATGTTGTTCCGTTACTTGAAAACAAATCAAAGGCTAGTGTTTACTTACTTAATTTTTTAGCAAAACTTTTAGAAAAAAATAAAGTTAATTTTTTGACTGATTCATTGACACATGGATTTGGAAAAGTTTTAAATGTTTCTAAAATATTAGATGAGAAACAACAAACTGTTTTGGAAAGATTAGACCATTACTATGAAAATGAAAAGGAAAGAGTTAGCCTAAAAGATGAAATGTATCAGGCACAAGAAAATCATGGTATACTTGATGGTGAAGCTACAAGGTATGAATCAAAGTATTGGGACGCTGTAAAAAGAATTGATGAGTATGATGAGTCTAAAGTTTATTTTGAAAAACATATGTATCTTGAACAAGAAAAATCTCAACAATTAGAAGAAAAATATTGGCAAATGAGAAAGGATTTGGAGAGAGAAATAAAACAGGCAAAAGAAATGGCAGTTGACTTCGAACAAAAGTTTTGGCAAGCAACAAAAGATAAAGATAGAGCAGACGAAGAACGAGTAAACTTTGAAAAAGAAATGTATGCAAAACAAGAACAGAGAGATGGTTGTGATGCAGAAAGAGTTGAGTATGAAAAAAGATATTGGGAATCAGAAAAGAAATCAGAGGCACTTAAAAAAGAACACGAGTTGTATTATAATAGTATGAAAAAACAACTTGACACTTTATCACCAAAAGATAAAAAGTTTTTAATGGAAAGGGTTCTCGAAGAGGACATCTTAAAAAGATTAAAGGAATTGGAGAAATAAAATGGCTAAAAAAGCTACAACAAAAACACTTGATGAAAGAGGAGTTGAGGCCTTAGAAAGTATATCAAATTCTATGGTCAGTATAGAATCATTTTTTCTTGACATCATTGATGCTGAATGGTCGAGTAAATTAGAGTGGTATTTACATGAGTTCTTACAATTAAGTAAGGGTAATGTACAAGGTTCACCTGATAGACCAGCTAGAGATTCAGAGAGACAAAAAGTAAAATAATGCTTGGTGTTGTCATACCTTATCGTGACAGAAAAAAACATCTTGAATATAGTTTACCAAGATTGGAAAAGTATTTTAAGTCAAAGAATTTAAAATACAAAATCGTGATTGTCGAACAATGTGATAAAAAACCTTTTAATAGAGGTAGACTTCTAAACATAGGATATGATTTTCTAAAAAACGATTGTGATTATTTTTGCTTTCATGATATTGATATGATACCAATGGATGCAGATTATAGTTTTGTACCATATCCTTGTCATTTAGCAACTGAGTTAAGTTCATGTGATTATGACATCCCATACGATACTTACTTTGGTGGGGTAACTTTATTTCCTAAAGAAGATTTTGAATTAATAAATGGATATTCAAATCAATATTGGGGATGGGGATTTGAGGATGACGATTTATTTTGGAGATGTTTAGATGCTGGTTTACCTACTGATACTATGGAAGTTGGTCAAGATAGTTTGATTAGTAATTCTATGGTATTTAGTAACTCTCATATTGAAATACCAAATATTGATTTTAAAAAAAGTTTTTCAATTGTTGTTAGATGTTTACCTTACAAAATAGTAAGTGATAAAAATAAAAATTATGATGAATGTTTTATTGTCTCAAGGCCAGGATATCATTCAGGAATATCTTTTGATAGTTTTAATAAATATAAAACTGAGATATGGTTAGAAGATAAGGAAAAGGGTTCGAGGTCTATACAAACTGATATTTTATATGAGTCGTGGACACAACTTGTAATGACGATTGACCTTGAAAATTATAATATGTCTTTTTTTAAGGACGGAGTATTTGAGGATGATGTAAATTTTTATGGTGATGTAAAAGATTATGGTAACGTTCCTCTAATATTAGGAGCAGGTAATCCACTTGAAGATGGAAATGAATTTTATTTTAACGGAGAGTTATGTGAGTTTATGTTTTATGAAAATGTATTAGATGATGACGAGATATATAAATTGTATAATAACTCTTTGTCCATACCACCAACATCACACTACTATGATAGCTCTAAATATTTATCCACGTATTATGATTTTAAAAACATAGTTGATGAAAAGGTCGTTGATATAATGGGAAACAGACATGGTCTTGTAATTGGATGTACACCTAACTATGAGAGAAAAGAACACAAAGTTAAAGTAGATGTACCGAAAAGAAAATCATCTAAATATATCTGTTTATCACATGATACAAATGGCTGGGATAATGGAAATTGGAAACATAAAGAAACTCGACTAAATCAGATAAAGTTTTTTAATGAAGTTAGAAATGATATATCTTCTGATGGATATAAGATTGATGGATTGAATACATTGAGATATAAGATAAAAGAAAAAGAAGAAACTGAAAATGTTTCTATTATAGGTGTTGTATGAAACAGCCAAGTAATTGGATTGAAGGAATGTCTATGGAATTAAAGAAAAAGAAAAAGTTAGCTGTTTGTGTACCATTTCGGGATCCTGGTGATGGTGTTAGGGATAAACATCTTGCAGAATTTGTTCCATACATGAACCAATTTTTATCAGAACGTGGATTTGATTTTAAAATATTTGTTGCACACCAATGTGATGATAAATTATTTAATCGTTCGGCTATGAAAAATATAGCCTTTGATGTAGCACGTGAAGAGGGATATGACTATTTTGCATTTCATGATGTCGATATGTTACCTGAAGATGGAGCTGACTACTCATATCCAAATGAACATCCTGTACATATATTTACAAACTTAAGCCAATGGGATTACAGATTACGTGACATTGAATATTTTGGTGGATGTGTTTTGTTTACCAAAGAACAATTTGAAAACGTAAATGGCTACTACAATGATTATTGGGATTGGGGGATGGAAGATGACGATTTATTTTGGAGATGTGTTTTAAAAGATTATGCAAAAAGAGAAAAGTTAGAAGGCCCTGGATTAACTGATGGTGGCTGGTTTGATGGAGAGTCAAGTTATATTAGTACTGCACCAAGTCCTGTTTTAAGACATTTGACAAATAGAAGTTTTACTATGGAATTTTTAGTTTATGGTACTATACCATCTGATGTTCCACAATATCTTATTGGGGATGAAGAACGTAAGTATAAACATTTCCCAATCTGTGTTAGAAAAGGATGGGATTATAGAGTTGCCTTTGATAATTCACATACCTATAGTTCTACTATTTGGAATTTTAAAAATGAGTTGTACTATTCTTGGATAAAAAGATATAGTAATGAATGGACTAAAATAAAAGTACAAGTTGATGATAACGAACGGACGATAAGATTTTTTATTAATGATGAGGAGTCTAACTCAAGACATGGAAAGGGTTCGATGTCACCAATGCCATATGATGGTAGATTAAAAAGATATGGTGGTAATCCATATTACTTCGGTTGGAACCCAAGTAGTGATTTATTTTTTAGAGGTAAGATGGCTGATATAAAATTTTATGACCATCGAGATGAACTTGTTTTACATTATGATTTTTCTGATGTTAAGAACAATATAATACATGACCAAAGTGGTTATGATAATCATGGTGAACTACATAATGTAAAAGTGGAAAAGATGAATATTGAGAATCTTAATGGTAATTGGTTACCTCATCGTAGACCATCAAAGGTAACGTGTCTTCCACATCCAGATGAGGGTATTGTTGATACAAAGTTTGTAAAGGGTGAGACCACAGCTAGAAACGAAAGAATTTATAGATTAGAAATGCAGAAAGGGAAAATTGACATTGAAAAACATGGGTTGACGGATTTAAAATACAAGTTATTGTCAAAAGAAAAAATAGATGATACAGACCATGTTATGATAAATGTAGAATTATAATGGAACACGAATTAGTAAGAATAAATAAAGTATTACCAGAAATACTAAAAAAGACAAGTCCCACTTTTTGTCTTGCAAAATGGCATCATGTGACGATGTATTTACATCTTGGTGAAACTCATAGTTGTTATCATCCACCACCACATGAAATACCATTAGATGAATTAAAGGACAATCCATCAGCACTACACAACACCAAACAAAAGAAGTTAGAAAGAAAACAAATGTTAGATGGTGAAAAACCAAGTGGGTGTCAGTATTGTTGGAACGTAGAGTCTTTAGGTGATGATTATATAAGTGATAGGAAACAAAGAACTGTTTCTATATATCAATCAGACCCAAAAAGAATTGATGAGATTAAGTCACATAGATGGGACTACAATGTTAATCCTGAATACATAGAAGTTTCTTTTGGAAACGCTTGTAACTTCAAATGTGGATATTGCCATCCAAGATATAGTTCTAAGTTTTTAGATGAGATAAGAAAGAATGGTCAATATCAAAATATGAATACTGGAAAGTATGACATAGATTGGTTTGTAAAAAAGTTACAAGAAGATGAAGAACAAAATCCCTATGTAAAAGCATGGTTTGATTGGTGGCCGACTATGTCCAAGACCTTAAATATATTACGTATCACAGGAGGAGAACCCTTGATACACGGTTCTACTTACAGGATGTTAGACCTGTTAAATGAAAAACCATTACCACATTTAGAACTAAATATAAATACGAACTTGGGAGTCGGTCATCATCTCGTTGATAGATTTGTTAATAAATTAAAACCTATTATAGAAAAAGAAAAGGTAAAAGATTTTAAGTTGTTCACGTCTATTGATATTTGGGGTGAAGATGCTGAGTATTTAAGAACTGGTCTTGATTTACAATTGTTTGAAAAAAATCTACATAAATATTTGACTGGTATTGAAAACTCAAGAATGTCTTTGATGATAACTTTTAATATTTTATGTGTTGTAAATTTTAGGTCTTTGTTAGAAAAGATTTTGGAGTGGAGAAAAAAATATAATAATCCTGAATTGTTTGAAAAGGAGTATGAGGGTAATATGGTACAGAGGATTCAGTTCGATACGCCGTATTTAAAAGAACCACCACATTACGATATGAACATATTAACTTCAGATTTTTTACCCTATATGGAAAGTCATCTACTATTTATGGAAGAGAACAAAACCGATGAATCAGTCGGTGGTGGTTATGGAAATGGTTTTGACCAACTCGAAATAGCTAAATTCAAAAGGGTTGTTGATTATATGAGAACTAAAGTAGAAAATCCTGATGAAGAATATGTCAAAAAAGGTAGAGCTGATTTTTATAGTTTCTTTACCCAATATGATAAACGTAGAGACCAAGACTTTTATGCTACATTTCCAGAGTATCATGAATTTATGGAACTATGTAAAAATGAGTATAAAGAACAACAAAAAAATAAAAGACCACCAAGAGAATTGAATCCTAATTTGGGGCCAGATAGAATAAAGATGAAAAGAAACATAGAAGAACTTAGGGCAAAAATAAGGAAGAAGAGAAAAAGTGGATAAGACCATTGTTTATACAGGTGATGGTTTTGTGAATGGACTTCATTCTTTTGGAACAATTTTAAAACATGAACCTTGGAAAAAGAGTATGGAATTAAAAGAAGTAAATACAATAATAACAGGTGGAGATAGTTTCACAGATATGGCTGGTAGTTGGAGAGAACAACTTAGTAATAGGAACTATGATGTACATAGTGCTGCAATTGGTTCTGCTGGTAACAATATGATTTCAAGAGCCACTATAAAGGTAACTTCTAAGTTACTTGATGAGGGAAAGAAACCATACGTTATGGCATGTTGGTCATCTTTAAATAGATATTCCTTTATGGTTGAGCCACAAGTTCAATTCGGTATGAGTAGTTATAAAATTCTAAGTGGTGGTAATCCATTCAGTCTTTTACACGAACACATGCCTGCACCTGGTGGAGTAGTTAATTTTAAAGACTATCCATTTGTATGGTTACAGAGTCCTGGTGGACACGCACTTGAGGGTGGTATAGTTGAGGATAAAAGATTACAAAAGTTTTGGGTTGACTTTTATAAAAATTATTACAATGATGAATTGGAGATATTAGAAAACTTAGAACACTTTTTAAAATTACAATGGTTCTGTAAATCACATGATTTAGATTATAAATTTTTCTTTGGATGGAAACACCTTGATAAATCAATGGTTGATAATTTGTCTGATAATACAAGACATTTATGGAATCTTATAGATTGGGACAAGTGGTGGTTTTGTGATGATAACTATGGTGGTATTAACGAATGGACTGAACAGATAGGAATGACAGATGAAGAAAGATTTTGTAGTCCTGGTGATAATCACCCATCTCTAAAAGCACATACACGTTTTACAAATGAGGTTATATCTAAATGGATAAGTTAATAATAACGTCAGGATGTAGTTATACAGGAGCTATTGGTTCAGGCCCACCAACTCCAGAAGTAGAGGGATTACCTGATTGGTCACATCTTTCCGATGAAAAAGCTCTTAAATATTATCGAGGATGGCCAGACCATTTAGAAGAACATTTAGGTGTAAAGGTATTAAATGTTGGTGCACCTGCTGCTGGTAATTCTTATATTCACAGAGCTACTCGTTGGGCTATACATGACTCTTTAAAGAAAGGATATAAACCAGAAGACATTCATGTGTTTTCTCAAATATCAAGTCCTGATAGATTTGAACTTTTAATTAATAAAAATGACATTGACGAAACAAGTGGATTCGGATGTGGGTGTTGGGGAAAGTTTTACGATGACGAAGCTGAAACTCATAAAGATATGGATGATTTAGATGGATTTTGGTACAAACATCATGTAGGACATAACCCAAGTAATTTTATTCCAAAAGACACCAAGAATGTATGGTTAAAAAGAAGTTTGATGAACATTGAAGAAAGAGGGCCTGATAACCAATGGGGCCCACATGATTTGATTGGTTTGTATTATGATAAGTTTTATAATGAAGAGTATCACGTTCTGTTAATGATGGAATCAATACTTAACACACAATACTTATGTAAGTCACTTAACATACAATATAATATATTTTTTGGATGGCAAATATTAACTGAGTTACCAACAATGTTTCAGAGGTTGTTTGGATTCATGGGTGGATTATTTAAGGACGATGGGGTTTATGATGGTAGTATATCTTCATTTATAGATAAGAAAATGGATTTACCAAATGTAAATTATATGTTGGATATGGTTGATTGGGATAGAGTTTGGCTTAATGATGAAAAAGGTGGTGGGTTTAGAGAATGGTGTCGAGCTAATTTAGAAAGAAAATATTGGCAATATTCTAAACAAGATAGTCATCCGTCCAATGAGGGACACAAACAATTCGCACAACAAGTTATTGCAAAGTTGTATAAGGAGAGTCATGAAAATTAACGTAGGATACGATAACAAACTTGATAATGGTGATATCTTGAATGGTACACCACAAGACTTTTTTACTAACCCAAGTGATTACAGACACGGCACACCACCTCATGCGTGGTTAAACTTAGTAACACATCTGAGGGATTATTGTAATATAAATTCTATAGAGTTAAACATACAACCATGTTCACATTTTTTAGAACGAGATGAAAAGTTTATATATCCACTTGGTACTTCATATGGGCCAGAGTATTGGTTAGGACTTGATGATGATTATAAACACAAATTGTTCGAGTTCATACCAAGTAGAGTAAAAGAACATATCATAAAAGGTAAAGTTCTTGTAGTGTTGGATTTATCGTTTGAAGGATTTCCTTTAGATTATAATCATCATAATGCTGGATACTTCAATGTTCTTGATGAGATACATAAGAGGTTGACAAGTGAAAAGTTTCCTGAAAAGAATTTTGTTTTTTACAATGCTAATATGTTATCCATTGAACAATATTCTGAGTATTGGGATATAGAAAAGAAATGTAATATTATAGAAGTTTTACACAATGAACGTATGGTTAGAGACCAAATAGAATTACAATTACCAATATATTTTGATGAAATGTATAACTACAAAAAAGATAATTTAGAAAAGATAAAATATTATTTGTGGTTGTGTAGACGTAAAAGGTCTTATAGAATTGCAATGACTGCAGGTTTAAATCAAAGAAATATAATAGACAAAGGTCTCGTAAGTTTTAGTTTAGATTCAGAAGTTAATATAGGAGATATGAGTAAGAAGAGATTTTTAAATGAACATTCATATCCTTATAATAAAGATATAAGTACTTCTGCTTTTTTTGAACATGGTAATATAGAAGAGTTAGTTGATAAGACACCATTTATAGCAGATGTGGAAGATTTTAGTCCTAACCTATCTATGGTTTTTAATAGAGCTCTATATGATAATACTTTTTTTAATTTATTATCAGAAACCCACTTTGATGTCAGAACGATATTTTTAAGTGAAAAAGTTTTTAAATGTGTGGCTTGGTATAGTCCAATATTATTCATGACTACACCTGGTTCTATAGAAAAGTTTGAGTCTTTGGGTTACAAGTCATTTGAACCTTTTATAAATCAAGAATATGATAAAGAAGAGAACAACGGAAAAAGATTAAAAATGATACTTGATGAATGTGAACGTATCTGTGAAATGGATAGTAAGAGTATGTTAGATTGGTACAAAGACCAACGAGAAATATTAGAACATAACTATAATATATGGACAACCAAAAATAGTTATTATCAACCTGCTAAAGAAGTAGCTCAAATTTACGAGGGAGTGTAATTTATGTTTGGAAAAATTAAATTGTTGTACTTCAAAATATATAGGTGGTACAAATTCAAACAACGAATCAGAAAAATGAAAAGAAAAGACCCGTTTATATATAAATGATACATATATTTTATCACGTTGCAACAGTAGATTCTATCGAAGAAAAAGACACCGAGACGTTTGTTAATTTTTACACACGTGCTTCAGAAGACGTATCGTGGGCAGATTACAAAGGTTTATTTAGAGCACAAATTGGTTCTTTGATTAAATACTTTAGACAAGAAGAAAATGTAGAATGTAAGTTAAATATTTGTATTGTTGGTGATGGAGAGGTCTCATTACCAAAAAACTTTGATGATTATTGGGGAGATAAATTAAATGTTATAAAACTGTCATCTAATATTAATGATGGGGAAATAATAACCTTAGATTATTTACACAAATATTGTGAAGAATTACCAGATGATGATGTCGTTTTATATTTTCATACAAAAGGAGTTTCAGTAGGAACTAAGAAAAGAGAAGAACAAAGATTATATCTTGAAAAAACTATATTTGGTAATATCGATGTTGCTCTTGATAAATTAAAAAAGTACGATGTAGTAGGTATTGGTAAATCACATCAAGGAGAAAAGTTAGGTTACTATGGAACACCTGATAAACCATTTAATTTTCCCACTAATAACTTTTGGTGGGCAAATGTATCATATATAAAAAGGTTACCTAATATCTATTCCTTTGATTTAGATTATGATAAAATTTATATAAAAGAACGTGGTAAAGGAGCGTTAACTGGTGGTCATGAATGGCCTGAAGAAACTCGTTATCTAGCAGAACAATGGATTGGATATGCTCAACCAAAGGTTCATGACTTAGTAAAAAACATATCTATAATTACTTCTGTAACTAAACCACATAATGTTGAGATTATAAAAAATAATATTCAATCAATTGATAAGGATGGTTGGGATGTTGAATGGGTGTTGATTATAGATGATAGTTTAGAAGATTTTAAATTTGATATTGATGAGCCTTGGATACAAGTTTGGTTCAAACCCATATTAGGATGGCCAGGTAAACTTGATGGTATAAATTGGGGACTGAGAGTTGCTAACCATGAATTAGTTTATAGATGTGATGATGATAATTTAGTACATCCTAACTTTTTCAAAGGACTTACAGAACTTACTAAACAAGATGCAAAAATGTATATTGTAGCACAAGATTGTGATGAGCAAGGTTATGGTGGGATAGTAAAAACTGATGAATGGTTTAGGTGTGGTAATATAGATACTGCACAGATGATATTTAAAAATCCATACCAAGAATTTAAATATGAGGGTACACCACCACAAGACCCAAAAGACACCAAACATATTGATATACAAGAAGATTGGCATTTTGCAAATGAGTTTAGAGAAAGATATGGTGTTGAAAATATGGTTTTTAGTGATGAGGTTTTGTGTTATTATAATAGACTGAGTTGGGATATAAACATAGTAACGGAAACTAATCTTAAGTGGTAAAACAAATATCAATAATAACTCTTGTAACAAGGCCAAATAACTTAATACTTATTAAAGAGAGTATAGAAAGTATAAGTTGGAACGGATGGGATACTGAATGGGTTCTTATCCTTGATGATGAATTCTTAGGCTTTAATGAGTTTGATAAAGATGATTATATTTCTACCTACTTCGAAAAAATAACTGGTGATGGACTTCTCGGTAAGTCAAGGTCAAGAGGTAGAAATCTTGGACAAGAAGTTGCTAAATATAATTTGACTTTTCACTTGGATGATGATAATTTGTTACATCCAAATTTTTATAATGGTCTTGATGAATTAGTCAAAGATGAAGCTCCAATGTATATTTTCTCACAAGATTGTGGTGACCAACAATGGTGGTATTGGGATAACACACCCTTTAGAATTAGAAATTGTTTTTACGAAGAAAAAACAGATATGACACCTGAAGATAAATCAATGTATGGATACAATCAATGGAGAAAAGGTGCTGTAGATATGGCACAGGCTGTATTTACAAAGGACGATATTTTATTTGACAACTTTGTTGGTGGTAGTAATAACGATGGGGAAGATTTTGATTTTATAAATAAGTACAAAGAAAAGTATGGGAATAAAATAATTTACAAGGATATCGTAATGTCATATTATAATAAATTAGATTGGAGTGTCGAGTGAAAAACATAGTTGTATTAGGAGCAGGTGGTTTCATAGGTAATGCTATGGTTAGTCATTTAAGAAAACAAGGACATTGGGTCAGAGGTGTTGACTTAAAGTCACCTGAGTTTTCTTTAACCGAAGCTGATGAGTTCGTGAAAGGAGACTTGACTGATTATAACTTTTGTGATTCTGTTATTAGTACGTTCGTAGACGAAGTTTATCAGTTTGCTGCAGATATGGGTGGAGCTGATTACATTTTTACAGAAGAACATGATGCGGATATAATGTCAAATTCAGCTCGAATAAATTTAAATGTACTTGATGTAATGAAAAGAAAATCTATAAAGAAAGTATTTTATTCCTCTTCTGCTTGTATCTATCCAAATGAAAGACAAAACAAAAAAGGCTCACCTGCATTAAAAGAAGAGTTCGCATATCCAGCGAATCCTGATTCTGAATATGGGTGGGAAAAATTATTTAGTGAAAGATTATATTTAGCTTATAAAAAGAATCATGGATTCGATGTAAAGATTGCAAGGTTTCACAACATATATGGGCCTGGTGGAGTTTTTGATGGTGGTAAAGAAAAGGCACCAGCGGCTATGTGTAGAAAGGCGATAGAGTCTGATGGTACTATGGAAGTTTATGGAGACGGAAAACAGAGACGTTCATTTTTGTATATTGATGATTGTATTAACGGAGTTTCTAAACTGATGGATAGTGAATTATCAGGCCCATATAATATTGGTTCAGAAGAAGATGTATCTATAAATGAATTGGCTAAACTTGCAATAAAGTTTAGTGGTAAGGAAACAAAAATCAAAAACATAGACGTTAAACAGATTGGAGTCAGAACTCGTAATTCTGAAAATAGTTTAGTTGAAAAAGATTTAGATTGGAAACCAAAGTATACTCTTGAAGAGGGATTAAAAAATACTTTTGAATGGATAAGATATAATCATGATACTGAACATTCCGATATTTATGATAACAAAGGCTCACTTGAGTGGTGGAATAAATGAAAAATGTATATCTTTTTAGTGTAAATTTTAAAACAGGATATGGTGAAAATAGTGGATACTATTTACCATACTCTGTTGCTACTCTATGGTCGTATTGCACTACTTCAGATATTGTTACTGATAATTACAAACTAAAAGGATTGTTTTATAAAAGATTAAATCCAAGAGAATATTTAAAAAAACTCGACAATCCATCAGTAGTTGGATTTTCTGCTTATCTTTGGAATGACCAATATAATCTAAAAGTAATAAAATTAATAAAAGAAAAATATCCAAATTGTTTAATAGTTGTAGGAGGCCCGTCAGTACCACAGAAAGGGTTTGGTACAAAAACAGTTGAGTCAGGTAGAAGAATAGATAAAAGTTCTTTACAAGGAAAGTATAAGTATGCAGATGTATTAGTACATAGTGAGGGTGAAATTACTTTCAAACAAATACTTGAAACCTATATTGATACAAATGATTTTAGTGATGTGAAAGGATTGTCTTTTAAAAAGGATGGTATGGTTATCTCAACACCACCACAATTACGAGTTGAAAATTTAGATGATATTCCGTCACCATATACAATTGGTTTATTCGATGATATACTGAAAGAAGAACCAAATGCAAAATGGTCGATGGTAATGGAGACCGATAGAGGATGTCCATATAAGTGTACGTTTTGTGATTGGGGTACGTTGACCTACTCTAAATTAAAAAAGTTTGGTAGAGACAGAGTATATGATGAGATAGAGTGGGTTAATAAAGAAAAGATAGATTTTGTAAACATTGCTAATGCAAACTTTGGTATTTATAATAAAAGAGATTTAGCTATAGCAGACCATATGGTAAAGTGTAAAGTCGAACAAGGATATCCATCTGCTTATCAAATTGCTTGGGCTAAAAATAGTAACGAAAGAATATTAGGAATCTCTGAAAAAATGAATGACGTTGGATTGATGAGAGGGTTGACTTTAAGTTTTCAATCTATGAATCCTGAAACGTTAAAAGTTATCGAACGTTCTAATATGAAAATACAGAAGTTTGAAGAGATAATTGAGAAGTGTGATGAAAAGGGTATACCTAATTATACAGAGATTATACTTGGTCTACCATTAGAAACCTTAGACACTTGGAAAAAAGGTATAAATGATTTATTAGAAGCTGGTCAACATACATCAATGGATTTATGGTTTTGTGAAATTTTAGAAGGTGCACCCTTGAATGATAAAAATCTAAGGGAAGTGTTTGGTATAAAAACAAAACCAATAAAAAATTATATCACAAACAATAATCCTGAAGACGACCCTACACCAGAAATAGTAGAACTTGTTTACGAGACAAACACAATGCCTTTTACTGATTGGTTAGATGCTGTTTTATTCAATGTAATCATAATAAACTTTCACGTCTTAGGGTGGACACAATATGTCAGTAGATATTTAAACAAATATTATAATGTTTCTTACTATAAATTTTATGATGAATTACAAAAGTATATTGTGGAAAACAAAGAATTATTTTTAAATTATTTTTATGAGTTACATTCTACTGATATTAGAGAGGTGTTGGAAACAAAAGACTATTCTTCAAGAAAAGATTACGATGACATTAATATATTAGGTTGGTATTTTTATTGTAGACTTCAGTTTGTTTTACATAAAAATAAGACACAAGTTTTTCAAGAACTACAAAACTTTTATAAAGAACAATTTGGTGATGTCGATAAGCTAGAGTTATCAGAGATTGTAGAGTTCAATAAAGATTTAATTGTTGATTTTAACAACGTTGGTTCTATTTATAAAATATACTCTAAATCATATTATAATCTTTATATGAATAAAGAAGTAATAAATGAAACTACAGGTTATAATTTTTATCCTAAAGAAACATGGACTGATTTTCAAGACTTTGCAGGGAAATTAGTTGGAAGAAGAAAAATAGGGTTTGGTAAAAATATGGTAGACAAAGTTCCGTCCTCTAAATTACCATTTACAGACTATGAGGTTATGAATGAGAATATTAGGAATAAACGCACTGAATCACGACGCGTCCATATCTTTAATTGATAATGGAGAAGTCGTATTTGCTGCACATTCAGAAAGATACTCTGGAATAAAAAATGATTCCGAGTTACATGCTGCTATATTTGCAGATATGTATCGATATGGAAAACCAGATAAGGTTGCTTATTTTGAACGCCCTTGGCTAAAGAAATACAGACAACTCAAGGCTGGTCAGTACAAAGAAGTATTTCAACTTGACAATACACCAAAGAAATATCTAAAAAGATATATTGGTGAACTTCCTATTAATTATGTTCAACATCATCAATCACATGCAGCTGCTGGATATTACACGAGTCCGTATGATGAGGCATGTATTGTTAACATCGATGCGATAGGTGAGTTTGAAACGGCTACTATATGGTATGCTTGGGGTAGTCACTTTGAAAAAAGATGGAGTATGACTTACCCACAATCACTTGGTTTATTCTATTCAGCTATAACACAACGACTTGGATTAAAACCACAAGAAGATGAATACATTCTTATGGGAATGGCTGCTTATGGACAAGTAAATGAAAAAATAAAATCAGAACTAAGAGAGTTACTTCATCACAATTTACATAGAGGTTGTTTAGGGTGGGATAGTAAATACTATCCTGATGATGGTTCAGAACAATGGAAGTTTCATATTGCAGCAAACACACAATCTGTCATTGAGGAAGAGATTCAAAAAATATTTTTGAAAGCTAAGGAGTTAGTACCTGAAACAGATAATTGTGTATACATGGGTGGGGTAGCCTTAAATTGTGTGGCTAACTCAATCATAGCTCGTGACCATTATCCTAAATTATGGATACTACCAAATCCTGGTGATGCTGGTTCATCACTTGGTTGTGCAGCTTATCTATTTGGTGAACACGTAAATTGGAAAACACCATTTACAGGATATGATATAAAAGGTAGATATCCATGGCGTAAAGTTTTGAATGAGTTGTTGGATGGTAACATTGTAGGAGTTGCAAGTGGTAGGGCAGAGTTTGGCCCAAGAGCTCTTGGTAATCGTAGTTTGTTAGCAGACCCACGAGGTGATGAGATTAAAGATAAAGTAAACGAGATAAAACGTAGACAAAAGTTTCGACCCTTTGCACCATCGGTGTTAGAAGAGCACGCACACGAAATATTTGATATGCCAGTTCGTAAATCTCAGTTTATGCAATTTGTTGCACCTTGTAAGTATCCTGATAAATATCCTGCTATCTGTCATGTTGATAACACTTCACGAGTACAGACTGTAAGTAAAGATGATAATCCAGGTTACTATAAACTAATCAAGGAGTTTTATAAGAAGACAGGATGTCCAATGGTTTTGAACACGTCTTTAAACATAAAAGGTCAACCTATTGTAAACTCATATCAAGACGGCGTTGCTTTCACAAAGAGATATGGGGTAAAGGTACATTGAACTTTCAAGAGTTGTTAAAAAAACATAATGATGATAGGTGGTCTACGTGGAAAGACTATATCAGTATCTTACATGCTAAAAATGATGAAACTGCTTTTTACGATGAGTCATATTGGTTTGAAGATGATAATCCAGAAACAGGCCCATATGATTCATCATATCCAATAAATTCGTTATATAGACAAATAATTTTTCAATTACCAATACCTAAGAATGGAAAGATTGTTGTGTTGGGTGCTGGTAATGGAAAGACACTTGACCATTTGATTGAAAAGTTTGGAGAAGATAGAGTTATAGGATATGATTTATTTAATCCAACAAATCATCCAAACATAGAAATATTTGATTGTAATGATTTAGATAGAGTTGGTATCCATAATTTTGATATTGCGTTACTACATAATGATTTGGGTAGTTGGAAACGAACACCATTACTTAGAGAACGTGGTTATCTGTGGGCAAAAAGTAAAATGGTTTCTGGTGGGTGGATAGTATCTGATAGTAATCTAACTGATGATATTACTATAGATATAGAAAATTTATTTAAAGATTATAGTTGTGAGTATATTTCTAAATTACCACCTAAAAAGTATGGTGATGGTTTCACACAAGAAGCAAATAGTTCTAAATATATGGTTTGTCAAAGTCCAGTTGTTTATAAAGAAACACCTAAAGTGGTTGATAAGATTGACCTAAATTTTGGTTTTGATTACATGGGGCCTTACGGGCCGATTCCAAATGGTTTAGCACCAAGATACGTTAGTGAAATGATTAGACATGGTGGAGACCCAATGCCTTTTTTTCATGAACGTTGGAATGATTTGTATAACGGAGAGTGTGACCATTGTGGTGTAATTCATCAAGACCCAAGACCAACCACCCAAAGAACTGCATTTTTTGATATACCTTATATAGAAACTGGATATAATTTACACTTTGGTTCTTGTAGTGAATTTTTAAAACTACCCGACACCGAATCTAATCTAAGACATAGTGGTGATAAATCATTAAATGTTAATAGGCCAGATAGAGAAAAGTTTGTGTATGTTGTTGAACCTTATGGAACACCTCTTAATATTCTTGGTGTAATTAAAGATAGTCCACATCATCATGGGAGAACTTTTGTTGACTTCATGTCACCTGGTGTATTGGAACAGGTACAAAAAGGTAATTGTTTATTAGTAATAAGTTATATCCATGAGGGGTATGTTGAAAATAATTCTTATGGTGATGGTGATGGTCTGTTTGAATTCTTTGATGAGTTACATCACGTGATAGATAAAAATAAAATACCACCAAGTCAGATATTATTTTTAATTAGTAACCATAAATTAGAGGAAGCATATAACTCTTGGGCATTTGGTCATCCTGGTTATAGTCAAGGTTCATTACATAATTTTTCTTATCAAAAACCAATCAATGTTATGGCAACAAATTCAGAACTAAACATTACATCTCAGATGTTTAAAACTCTAAAAGATGGTTTGAGAATTACTAAAGAAAAAAATGAACTTGAACAACACGAGGGATATAAAAAGTCTGTTCTATTATTGAATGAAATTAGTAAGGATAAAAAAAGAAAGTATCACTTTATAACACATAATAGAAATCCAAGATTACACAAACACGTATTGATGTCCATGTTATTAAGAGATGATAATCTTGACAAAGGTATTGTGAGTCTTGGTGGGAAGTCTTTTCCAGCATGGAAAGAACCTATGGAAAGGTTGGTAAAAGATTCTAACAAACAAAAAGATTTAGAAAGGTATAAACAAAAGTTACTTGAGATATCACCTTTGGTGATTGAGGATAGTTTAAAAGATGCGTTAAGTGATTCACACGTTCACGCGTCATCCTTAAGTCCTCAAATGTTATTGAAGGATTCCTTTCAGAATGCATATTTTCAGATAGCTACTGAGTCTGTATATAGTAATAATGATACGATGTACCTAAGTGAAAAAGTATTCAAACCCATGATGTATGGATTACCATTTATTTATGTGGGAGCAAGACATTCTTTACAGATGCTAAAGGAGTTGGGATTTAGAACATTTGATAAGTTTATTGATGAGTCATATGATGATGTAAAAGATAATTATGATAGGTTAGAATCGATTGCTAAAGAGGTTGATAGATTATGTGGTTTATCACTTGAAGAGTTACATGATTTGTATCATGATAACTTCGATATCATAGAACACAATTATAATCATTTATTAAACTACGCTACAAATAACAATATGCACAAACAAATATTTGATAAAGTATATGGGATATTATATGAGTGAAAGACACGAAAAATTTATTAGACAAGGAAAACCAAAAGAAATGTTTTTTAACGAGTCTACAAGGTTTGACCTTTTGATTCCATATGTACCCTATACTTTTTTTACCGATTGTTATCAATTAGTTTGGAATCACGTATGGTATGATGGTCGATATAGAGAAGGAATTTTTAAACAACTTTTTAGAAAACTTCTTGACAAGTTTCCAAACGAATATTGGGTCTTTGATTTTAGTGGTGAACCTGGCCCTTTTTGGGGAAGTTTTAACTATTTGTCTGAGTGTTGTTTAGAGTTTGGATTAGAGATGGATAAGGTGATAGTTTTACATAGTGATTATAATATGGAACAAAATTACAAAGATTGGAGAAAGGTTCGGAGTAACTCACCCTATTGGGTATCAGACCAACGAGAATTGATAGAACTACCAAGTCAAGGCACTCAAGATAGTCCAATTAAAAAATTTATGTATTGGAATAGGGCAATGATGATTTCAGCTGGAGCTTTAAAAAATAATTTTAATAAATTAAATTATGTTAACAGACAACCTAATTTATTCTACAAAGATTTTTTATGTATGTTAAGAAGACCACATAAACAAAGAAAGTTTTTGTTATCTCTTTTAAAATCAGAGGGCTTATATGATAAAGGATATGTTAGTCATATTTGGGATGGAGTGACGATAGAAGATAATTATGATTACCTTGATATCAAAGACGATGGTAAAAATCCAGCACCTTTTGATGATTGGGACTTAGATATCGCTTTTAATTATTATGTGAATAGTAGATTAAGTGTGGTTTCTGAAAGTAGTATAGATACCATACGTTCTGAAACTTTACAACAAACATCATTTTGGTCTGAGAAGATTTTTAAACCCATTACATTAGGACACCCGTTTATATCAGTATGTAACAAAGGTGGTTTAACATTTCTAAAGAGTTTAGGGTTTAAAGTTTTTGATAATATTTTTGATACATCATATGAAAGACATGGTGTTGAGTCTTGGGGAAATACTGTATCGTGTGTTGTAAACGAATTAAAAAGAATTATTGATATGAATTATTCCGCTAATGATTGGTATGATTTAGTCAAGGATGATGTTTGTCACAACCAACAAGTTTTGATGGAAAAACATGATGGTAAAGATATCATAAAACAAATGGATGAATTCTGTGTATAAGACACCTTTATTTAACGTATATTCAGGATGTAGTTTTAGTGAACACTTTTGTTGGCCATCATTCCTTGATTCTGATGAGACAATTGATGCTCACAATGAAGACCCTATATTTGTTAAAGAAGATGGGACGACTACTTCATATTATAAGTTTGATGAAATTTACGTGGATAAGTACTATCCAAATCGTTTTCGTGGGAAAAGTTACAATTTAGCAATGTCATCTGGTGGTAATGATTTGGTAACTTATAGAGTCATTGGACAAGTAAACAAGTTATTAAAAAAACATAAACCAGAAAACATTAGGGTTGGTATTATGTGGACAGGATGGGAAAGAAAGGCTGTGTATATTGATAAATCAAATATTTATTTCAATGAGGTTCAACCATCTAAAGAAGAAATTAAAAATATATACATCGACCCACCTTTTATAGATTTTACTTTAGCTCATAGTTATATGAATCCATCAGTTATAAATGAAGACCATCATGAATCAGGAGGTGATGTTAAAAGAACTCATTGGAAAAAATTAAAAGATGCAGGACATATGTATTTTTTAGTTGGTGGTGATGCGAGAGCAAGAGATTATATTGATAATGAAGCTACGTTCGAAAAATGGCCACAAATTTATTATGATAGAGTTCATCATCATTCTACTTCTTATTATGATTATTTAAAAAATATACTATTTGTACAAAATTATTTGGAATCAAAGAATATAAAATATTTTATGACGGTGTGGCAATGTAATGACATTTCTACCCATCCAAATTATAATGACAAAGGTGATTTTGCTCCTCATACCTATCCATTACAATTTGGAGTTCACAATGAAGAAATACCAGATATGAATAATTATCCAAGATATGTTGATTGTTTTCCATACTCACAGCATTTATATGATGAAATTAATTGGGATAAATTTGTATTTTGGGAAAACGACTTGGTTCCAAGAGCTGGACTTGGAGAGTTTACACGACTTCAAAATCTTGGATTTGGTGATGATAATTTTCATCCAAGTGAGAATGCAAATAATGAGTGGTCTAAATTTTTAAAAACTAAATTAAAAGGGTTTTGGGATGAGTAAATTAAAACTTGATAATGTTACACTTATTGTTATTGAGGGTAGAAACTCTCATATGGATATGACTTTGAAAGCAAAAAATATATGTAAATGGTATATTGATTTTGCAGATGTAAAAGTTTTAACACCACAATCACACTATGATGATAAAGATATATTCGTTGTTAACAGAGCTTTAGATACATTACAGAAATATAATTTATTTGCTATGGCGGAGTTATATGATTATGTGGATACGGATTTTTGTTTAGTTATAAATTGGGACTCTTGGGTTTGTAATCCAAAGGCATGGACAGACGAATTTTTAGAATATGATTACATTGGTGCTTGGTGGGACATAAGAGGTGATGAAGATTCTTGGGGTGGTTTAAAATCAGGCTCAACATATGGAAAGGTAGGTAACGGTGGATTTAGTCTAAGAAGTAGAAGACTTTTAAAGTTTGTACAAGAGAATTTTAAATTTCGTAGAGTATTTGACTATGACGCAAAAAAACCTTACTATGACCATTTCAATCGTAAGATAGATGGTACACTCGGTTACGTTCCAGGTATTAGACCAGATGACCAAACCATGGCAAGACTAAATGGTTCATTTTTACATGACAATGGTTTTAAATTTGCACCAGTAGAATTAGCAGAAAAGTTTTCAGTTGAGGCTACTGATGCAACTTATAAAGATTTTTTGAATGGAGATAGAGAATCACCTGGTATGTGGGAAGGACAATTTGGTTTTCATAATATATGGACTGATTTACGTCAATGGAAAGATTTAAAAAAGTGGGGGTATGAAACTACTTTACCTTTTCAAGATTTAGTAGATAGAGTTATGGATGGAGATGACACAATAATAGGAACACCAAGTAACCATGACTAAGATAGAAGACACAACTCTCATAGCCATAGAGGGTGTTAGTTATAATGTTGATAAGATTCTAAAGTCATTAGAAATAACATTAGACCAATGTGAGTTTGATGATGTAAAGTTATTAACACCATTTGATGTTGACCATGAATTTCATGAAAAGATAAGACCGATGCCTTCATCAACTGAGTATCAGTATTTTTGTTTAAATTATATGAACGATTATTTTGATACAGACTATATGTTGTTGATTCAGTCTGATAGTTGGGTTTGTAATGCAGAACAATATAGTCCTGAGTTTTTTAATCAGTATGATTATATGGGAGCTAGATGGGACTTCAAAGATGGTGATGGTAGTTTTGGTGGTTCAAAGAGAACAAATGGTAACGTAGGTAATGGTGGTTTTAGTTGGCGTTCTAAAAAACTGATGAATTTAGTTCAGTCATATTGTAAATATGAAATAGTTAATGCTGAGTTAGTAACTGTTGCTCATAATAATAACGATGGGGTTTTTGAAAAAGTTTATGTAGATAAAGTAAGACCAGAAGACCATGTGATATGTAGAATGAATAGAGATTTTCTTGAATCACAAGGTTGTGTTTGGCCAAAATCATCGTGGGTAGAATGGAACTTTTCTTCGGAGTCACCACGACAAGGAGATTTAAAATATGAAAATCAATTTGGATTTCATGGAATCTATACAGATTTATCAAAATGGCCTGATAGAGAAAAATATCAAATACCAACAAAATTAAAAGATTGGGTAATATGAAAAAAACATTATTATATCACGTATTTCCTGTTAAGGGAAATGATGTTTGGATAAAAAATATAAATTGGTTAAAAGAATATTCTAATGATTTTAAGATATTTGATAGATTGATAATATCTGTTTGTATAGAAAAAAATACTGGAGATGATTATAAAAAACTTATCGGAAAACATTATGATTTAGGACAAAGGGATTTAGTTACACATACTGATGAAGATTATATAAAAAGTTTTTTTCCAAAAAAAGCCGATATACAATTTTACGAAAACGACCCTACCATCGGAGAGATATATACGTTTAGAGATATGTTAGAAAAGGTTTATAGTTTAGAAGATGAAATGACTTTTTATGCACACACAAAGGGTGTATCATATTTTGATACAATAAAACCAATATTGACTTGGACAGAATCAATGTATAAATTTAATTTAAAGTACGTTGATAAACTCGATACTATATTAAAAAACTATTCTACTGCTGGTTGTTTTAAAATTACTAATTTTGAACATTGGGATTTAAGAGATGATAATACTAAAGTAAATTGGCCAACAACTGCAGATAAACTAAAATATGTAGGATGGCATTATTCAGGAACTTTCTTTTGGGTTAACAATAAAAAATTATTTAGTAATAGTAAATGGAATGATGTTGATGGTTTATATAACGACCCACATCGACATGGAGTTGAAATGTATTTTGGTCATGTATTTAATGAAATATCTGGATTTGAAATACTAACATCTAATCAAAGACATTTGTATCAACAAGAGAATTGGGATTATATAAATAAAAATGAGAAAAAATTAATTAATCCATGGCTAACTTGATATATATTTATATACAGTCAAGTGGTGATAACTCGGGTAGCCAATCCTGAAAGACCTAACCCACCACAATAAGACTATAAACTATGGGAGGCATTCAATACAGAATGTCTTACTTTATTTGGGAGGCATTTTTTTATGCGAGTATTGATAACAGGAATAACAGGTTTTGTAGGAAGTCACATGGCTGACTATCTATTAGATAATGTAGATGACGTGGAAGTATATGCACTCAAACGTTGGAGAAGTAACCACGAAAATATAGAACATCTAATAGGACATCCCAAAGTAAAATTATATGAATGTGATTTACTTGATAGAAGTAGTCTCAACATGGTAATTCGTGATTCTAAACCTGATGTTGTTTATCATTTTGCAGCTCAAAGTTTTCCAGAAACAAGTTTTCAATTACCTGTTCAGACACTAACTACTAATGTTATAGGAACTACCAACCTATTAGAAGAATTAAGATTAGCAAAAGATGATGGTATTTGTAATCCTTTGATTGTAAGTGTGTCTTCATCAGAGGTTTATGGTAATCCAAAGAGAGAAGAATTACCGATGACCGAGTCTCAACCATTAAGAGCTGCTAATCCATATTCTATATCTAAGGTAGCACATGATTTTATTTCAGAATACTATCACACTGCTTATGATATGAAAGTTATCATAACAAGAATGTTTAGTCACGAGGGTTCACGTAGAGGTAAGATGTTTGCTCTATCGTGGTTTGCACACCAAGTTGTACAGAATGAAAAGGGTAACGGAGATGGTTATATCAGACATGGTAATTTAGATTCCGTTAGAACTTATAGTCATATTGATGATGCTGTACATGCATATTGGTTGGTAAAGAAAAAAGGTAGAGTTGGACAACGATATAATATAGGTGGAGACTACACCTGTACAGTTGGTGATGCACTAAATATGTTGATTAGTAAGTCTACCAAAAAGGGTTTAGAGCCTTTACTTGACCAAGATAGAGTTAGACCAACTGATATTACCTTACAAGTACCTGATACAAGTAAGTTTAGAAAAGAAACTGGATGGGAACCAACGAAAGGTTTAGAAGAAATATGTGATGACCTTTTAGATTATTGGAGAGAAAAGTTATGATTAAAGATTTAAAAGTATTTGAACCAGAAGCTTGGGAAGATTTTAGAGGAGATATTTATACCACTTGGGATAGTGAAGAATATCCAAAACTAAATTGGAGATTTGATAAATTTTCTCACTCAAGAAAAAATACAATACGAGGGTTACATGGAGATTTTGAAACATGGAAACTTATCAATTGTGTTTATGGTAAATTTTATTTGATAGTTGCAGACAATAGAGAAGATTCACCAACTTACAAAGATTGGGATTGGTTTGTACTATCAGCAGAAAATAGAAAACAAGTTTTGGTTCCACCAGGTTGTGGAAACGGGCATTTTGTTTTAAGTGATGATTGTACATTTCATTATAAGTTAGCATTTGATGGTGACTATAATGACATCGACAAGCAATTCGTAATTAAATGGGATGATGAGATGTGGGGATTTGAATGGCCACATAATAAACCCATATTATTTGGGAGGGACAGATGATAAGAGGACAAGAAAGTATACAGAGAGCAGACGATAAGTCTTTTTTAATAGACTTTGAAACTGAAATAAAAGAAATATATGAGGATGGTAAAATTACTGCACCAGTTCATTTGAGTGGTGGGAATGAAGACCAACTGATAGAAATTTTTAAAGACGTAGACAAAGATGATTGGGTCTTTAGTAGTTGGAGAAATCATTATCATGCGTTACTACATGGTATTCCAAGAGAGACACTAAAAGATTTAATTGTACGTGGTAAAAGTATGAGTGTTTATTCTACAGAACCTAAGTTTTATTCCTCATCAATTGTTGGTGGAATCATACCATTGGCTCTTGGAACTGCACAAACACAAAAGTTAAGTGGTAGTAAAAACAAGACTTGGTGTTTTATCGGAGACATGACATTTGAAAGTGGATTGTTTTATGAGGCACATAAGTATGCAACTAACCTTGATTTACCATTACAATTTGTGGTCGAGGATAACAATATGAGTACAAACACACCTACTGATGAAACTTGGGGTGGTAAACGAGAAGTACCTGAAAATGTAATATATTATAAATACGAACGTGAGTATCCACATCATGGTACTGGCAATTGGGTTTTATTTTAGGAGTTATGATGAAATACAAAGATGAATTAATAAATAGTATGGAATGGTTGGGTCAACAAGACGACACTATCTTTATGGGTCAATCTGTAAAATATAGTGGTAATGCAATCTATAATACTTTAAGCACTTTAGACGATAGTAAGAAAATAGAAACACCAGTCTTTGAGGAAATACAAATGGGTATGAGTGTTGGAATGGCACTTGAAGGACATATCCCAATAAGTTGTTTTCCAAGATTTGACTTTTTAATGAGAGCAATGGATTCTTTGGTAAATCACCTTGATAAAATGCAAGAAATGACTGAGGGTAATTTTAAACCTAAAGTTATCATGAGAACATCAATAGGTGCAAAACATCCTTTGAATGGTGGTATCCAACACACACAGGACTACACCCAAATATTCAAAGACCTATTAAATGAAGTTAATGTTGTATTGTTAAATGAACCTGAAGAGATATTACCAGCTTTCCAAGACGCTTATCATGGAGAGGGTTCTTCACTTATTGTAGAGTGGGGTGATTACTACAATGAAAAGTAAAATCAACCTAAATGGTAAGAACATATTAATTACTGGTGCTAATGGTATGATTGGATACCAATTAACAAAGTTATTACTTGATAATTATAATTGTGTATTAACTCTGTCTGATATACATGGAAAATCAAGATTCAAATGGCCACAGGAAAATACATTTTATCATAGTGTTGATTTAAGAACCATGAAAGATTGTTATCACATATGTCAAGACCAACACATTGTGTTTCATCTTGCAGGAGTAAAGGGTAGTCCTAAGAGTGCATTGACCAATCCAGCAAGATACTTTATACCAATGTTACAATTCAATACTAATTTATTGGAAGCTGCAAAACGTTGTTCTGCTGATTGGATTCTAAACACAAGTTCGGTAGGGGTGTATGCTGAGTCAGAACGTTTTGTGGAAAGTGACGTGTGGAAAACATTTCCATCTAAAAACGATTGGTATCCTGCATGGGCTAAACGTATGGGTGAATTAGTTTTGGATTGTTACAGAGATTCAGATGGTGGAAAGTGGACAAGTTATACGAGTGTTAGACCTGCAAACGTTTATGGTCTTTATGATAATTTTGGGCCTGATTCTATGGTGATTCCGTCAATCATAAAAAAAGGACACAAGTCAAGAGTTATAAGAGCTTGGGGTGACGGAACTCCTGTTAGGGATTTTATCAATTCAGAGGATGTAGCTAGAGGTATGATACATCTTGTTGAAAATAAAGTAAATGACGTGGTTAATCTTGGAAGTGGACAAGGATTTAAAATAAAACAAATTGTCGATACAATTGCAGCATACTATGGTAAAAAAGTTGAGTGGATGGGTGACGAAAAAAATAAAGGGGATAACATTAGATTAATGGATACAACTTTAGCAGAAAGTTATGGTTTTAAACCAACAAAAAATCTAAAGGATGGTATCAAAGAAACAATAGAGTGGTATTTAAAAAATGAAAACAGTTCAAGAAGTAAAAGCAATACATCAAAATAATATACAAAAACACTATGAAAAAGAATATCGTAGATTTGGTTCTATGATAGAAAATTTCGGTGATGACCAAATAAAGATAGATAACAAAGAATGGTCTATCAAATACAGAGATGAAGTCCGTAGGATGTTAGATGATAAAGAATTGATATCATATGATAAATCTGAAGACTTGGAGAATTTACATTCTAAGTTAGACCAAGAATTAATAAACTACGATATAGACCATGGCATATCTGAAGTAGGTAGATTGTTTTATGAGACCGATGATAAATTTATAAATCTATATCATGAGTGGTTAAAACATTTGTATGAAGATGTTTTCAGATTTGATTTTTATTTTCAAGAAACACCTACATTTAGATTTCATTTTCCTGATGCGGATGAGTATGGTGCAACACATTACCCAAGATATCATTCTGATGTACAATATGGACACTCACCACGAGAGATAAATTTGTGGTGGTCTTTGACTAAAAACAAAAGAAGTGGATTACGAATTATGGGTATAGATAAATCCTTGAGATGGTATTCTGCTTATGGATTTAATTTTGATAAATTTATAGAAATGTCTTGGAGTGCAAATAGTATATTTAATGACTATGGTTTTTTAGAATCTGATGAATTAAAAATTACAAATGATGAATTATTTGTATTTGATTCAAGATGTATACATACTGGCGAGTCAAGACAACATGATGATGATTACACAACAAGGATATCTTTAGATGTTAGAATTATACCTGTAGAAGATTATGAATGGAAAGTTCTCGATGGTAGACCATTGTATAGAGGTAAAGGTAGAATGGGTGCTGAATTTAGACCAGGTGGAAAGTTCGGATATCACAAAAGTAGTATAAGAGATTTGATAGATGTTTGATGTATGGATTCATAACAATTGTTTACTTTCTGATGTAGAAAAGGAATACAGAGCCAAAGGCTTTTTACAATCCATATTTGAAGAATTGTTTGAATTGGTAGAAGACCTTACCGATAATATTCATGTTACAATTAGTGGTGAACCACGATACCTAAAAATAAAAGATGAAGTTCATGTACATCAATTAGATAAAAAACAAGGATGGCCTTGGTGTGAAATAGAACCAATAAAATATATAAAAAATTATTACAAAGATAAACCAAACACAAAAATATTATATTTCAATAATTTTGGGGTCGTTCAAGGAGATGGTGATTTACATACGATTAGAAAAATAATCTCAAGTACTTTAGTTTCTAATCATAAAAAATGTTTAGAATTACTAAATGATTCTGATATGGTTGGGATGAATATGCACGGTGAATTTGGAAACTTTCAAGCTAATATGTGGTATTGTAATTCAGAACACATTAAAAAAGTTCCTATACCAAATCATGTAGAAGAATTACAAACGTTAGATTATTCACCAGAATCATTGACTGCTTTTCCAGCTGAAAAAGTAATCTATGATTTAATTGGTTACTTTGACCATGATATTGGAGAATGGTGGAAAAAAGATGTAGAAGTAAAAGAAAGAAAACATGAAGGTCATTGGCCTGGTGGTTGGTAAATTTAAAGAGGAAAGAATATGAAAATATTAGTTACAGGTAAAAGTGGTTTAATAGGTAGTAATTTATTAGATAGATTATTAAAAGATGGTTATGATGCTATAGGTACATCTACAAAAGATGGTGACCTAAGAGATAGTGATTATTGTTTAGAAGTAACAAAAGGTGTTGATGTTGTATTTCATTGTGCTGCAAATACTTCAGGTGCTCATGTTATGCAAAATTCACCTTTATCTCACGTCACACCTAATGTTATAATGAACGCAAATTTAATGGAAGCTTGTTATGTGAATAAAGTTAAGAAGTTTATTTTTATGTCAAGTAGTGTGGTGTATTCATATACAGCTGAAAAACCAAACAAGGAAGATGAATTTACTTTTGGTGATATATATAAATCTTATTATGCAGTAGGGTGGATGAAAAGATATACTGAACACCTATGTGAAATGTATTCTACTTTTTTGAATCCAACTATGCAATGTATAGTTCTCAGACCAGCTAATATTTATGGGCCTGGTGATAAATACGATGAAAGGTCACACGTCTTACCTGCTACAATTATGAAAGTTGTTAATAGAGAAAAACCACTTGTAGTGTGGGGTGATGGAGAGGATGTAAGAGATTTTATTTACATAGATGACTTTGTTGACTCTTGTGTTGAAGTTATGAATAAGGTTGATGAATATACAATATACAATGTCGGTAGTGGTAAAGGTACAACTGTAAATGAAATATTACATCATTGTCAGACCATAGAAAATCATTTAGTTACACCTGTTTATGATGAAACAAAACCATCAATGATACCAATAAGATTGTTAGATGTTTCAAAGATAAAAGAGGAAATAGGGTGGGAAGCAAAAACAAGTATCAAAGATGGTTTACGTAAAACTATAGAATGGTATAAGGAACAATTATGTTAGATGAATTTAATAAATTAGGTTTTCATACAATACATAATTTTTTTGATGTTGATTTAATCAACAAAATAATAAAGGAAACAAATCCGTTATTTGAACATACGGACTCTGATTCTAATATTTTACAAGTACATGAAAAGGCTCCATCAATTAAAGAAATAATTTTTGATGAAAGACTTAATGAATTGGTTACAAAAATTTTAGGTAAAAACGAACCCGTACAAACTCAATGGAGATTTAAACCACCAGAGGGAAATGGGTTTCCATATCATCAAGATGATTTTTGGACAAGAGCTGGTCATGGAAATACAATCAATGTTTTAGTTCACTTTGAAAAAACAAATGAATTGAATGGATGTATAAAAGTTTTACCTGAAAGTCACAATCCACCATTTCATTCAGATGGTGTTTCTTTAAATTGTGATAAGGGTGATATTACCATATTACATAATCATCTAATACATTGGTCAGATAAAAACACATCATTGGATTGGAGAAGAAATCTTTTGGTGATGTATGTCAAAAATAATATAGATTACATTAGAGGGGAGAATGCAAAAAGAAAAACCATTCAGAAGACTTAGGGAATATTCAAAAAAAGATTTATTGGATATGGTCTTTGAATCTTTAGACGAACATTATTATCAACATGATGAGTTGTTTCCACGTGACATGGATGCAAGACTTAGGAATAATTTTTGTTGGGCATTTCATGGGGGTATGTTTTTTAATTGGAAATCTATAGATAGATGTTTTGATAAGTTTTGGACTCCTGAAAAGAAAGTAATATTCATGTATTCTTATGAGGGTCATTCTATGTTTGAAAAAGTAAAAAGGTCACCTAATGATTCAATTAATTGTTTACATAAATATTATCAAGAAAAAAATTATTCTAAAGAACAATATGAATCAACTTATTTTTTAAATGGTGATAATAATTTAAAACAAAGATATGATGAATGGTTTAGTGGTAAGGATTATCCATATAAGTTCAATGTCGTATCTTGGAACTTTTGGTATTCTGCTACTAAAAACGACATAGTTTTTGAATTTGAAAATGGAAGACCAGACTATGATTGGGCACCCAAAAATTACGAAAGATTTAAAGTTATTGGTCGAGAACAATTTGAATTTGAATCTCTGAGTACAAGGAAACCAAGTAAAGATTTTTTAAGCCTAAATGGTATTAGTAAACAGAATAGAGATTTATTTTACGATAATTTTAAAGACATGAATTGTTATTTAAGTTATTTACATAAAAATATCAGTTTAGATGGTATGGGAATAAACTACACTTCGGCTCCATCGGTTGATAGGTTAAATAAGTTTCATTACGATTCTTACTTTTCAGTTGTTAGTGAGGGTGGTAATGAAAATAACACGTTCTATAATGATTCACTTCATAATATAAAAACCCATAATCTTTTTATAACTGAAAAAACTTGGAGACCAATACATACTGGTCATCCGTTTATAATAAGTGGTAATCCAGGTACTCTTAAGATATTAAGAGAATGGGGATTTGAAACATTTCCTGAAATATTCGATGAATCCTATGATGAATATCATGGTAAGCAAAGAGATAAGTTCATCGTATCAGAAGTCGAACGTGTTTGTAAATTAGATTCTAAACAAAAACATGATTTATTTAAAAGTGTAGAAGAAAAAGTAATACACAATCAAAATCATTTTTTTGAAAACGATAGGCCAGTAGAAGAATGTATAAAACAATTATAAGTAACGTATGGAATGAAGAGTATTTATTGCCTTGGTGGTTAAATCATCACAAGGATTTGTTTGACCATGGCATAATAATGGACTATCAAAGTACAGATAGGTCGGTAGAAATAATAAAAGACATATGTCCAACTTGGGAAGTTGTAACACCAACAAATCCTCATGATTTTTCCGTTATGAATAACGAAGAAAATTTTAAACATATTGAAGAAAGAGTTGATGGTTACAAGTGTATATTAAATACTACTGAATTTTTATTCCATGAGGACTTTCACCAATACGTTGAGGACTTTGATAAGACGGACTATAATGGTTTTGGACTAATACCGATATCAATGGTAGACCCAAGCGATAATTATGATGAAGAGTTAGACCACAATATTCCATTGCCTGTACAAAAACATCATGGATTTTATGAAGATGATTTAAGTACAAGTGCTGTATATGAGGATGGAAACAATCCAAATCAAAATTTATTACCAGATAGTTATCCATGGAGAGGACGTAGACTTGTACATAAATCATCCTATGGTCAATATGAACCTGGCAGACATCATAATCATTTAAATAATGTTTTGAACGATGAAAGTGATATTTATATGTTGTGGTATGGTTTTAGTCCTCGAACAAATAAAATGGTTCAGAGAAAGTCTCAAATTAGAGATAGGGTTCCGTTTGATGACCAAAAAGAAATGAGAAGTTTTCATCATCTATGGTCAAGTGATGCTATAAAAGGGTGGATGGATTTTTTATATGATACATCGCAGGGTAGTTATTCAATTGAAAAAAATAAACATAATATAAATTTGAAAGAAGATATTAGGTTAGGAAAGATTTATGAAAAGTTATACGTATGATATTGAAAAGTATGATTTTAAAAATTGTTTAGTAAGGAGATTTGCATATCCACTTGAAATGTTATATCAAGGAGTTGAAGATTCCGAAAAAGAACACACTATAAAAACAGAACAATATACAAAATGGCATAATAGGTTTTATGAAGATATAGAAAATTCTGATTTTTTTCACTGCTTTGAAAATTTTGTTCGTACGGAAGTTCCTAAGTTTTTTAATGGAGAATCGTTTGTCTATCAAAGGGTTCCTACTTTTAGGGTTCAACACCCAAACAATTTATCTGTAGCACATTGGCATAGAGATAAAGATTATTCACACTCATCCGATGAGATTAATTTTTTCCTACCAATGACACGTTCAGAAAATACAAATGCTGTGTGGGTTGAGAGTGAACCAAATAAAAAAGATTTCAAACCAATGGAAGCTGAATATGGTGAGTATGTGGTATGGGATGGTGCAAATTGTAAACATGGTAATAAAAAAAACAAAGAAGGATATACAAGGGTTAGTGTTGATTTTAGAGCCATGACATACGAAAATTATTTAAAACATGAAAAGGTTGTGTTGAGAGAAAATAAAGTTAGTGTAACTGTTGGAGTGAGAATGTTACTTGGAGAATACTACCAGAGAGTATGAATATATTAATAACAGGAGTTGGTGGACTATTAGGTTCTAATTTTTCTAAATTTTTATTGGATAATACAGAGTATAATGTTATTGGTATAGATGACTTTAGTGGTGGGTATAGAGATTTTGTAGACAATCGTGTTAAGTTATATAATATTGATTTAAAAGAACCAATAAACATAGAGGAAAAGATTGATTATATTTTTCATTTTGCAGCATTTGCTGCAGAGGGATTGTCACCTTTTATCAGAAACTATGTTACTAAAAATAATGTTGAAACTTCAAATCAAGTAATTAACTTTGCTATAAATAATTCAGTAAAGAAAGTTATATTCACGTCATCGATGGCAGTTTATGGTAGAGGTAAAGCTCCGTTCGATGAGAATGATATTCCGAACCCAATTGACCCTTATGGTGTAAGTAAATTAAGTACAGAAATAGATTTGAGGTGTATGAAAGAACAATTCAATATTGACTATTGTATTATCAGACCTCATAATGTTTATGGTATACAACAAAACATATGGGATAGGTATAGAAATGTATTGGGAATATGGATGAGAAAGTTGTTGAATAACGAACCAATAACTGTTTTTGGTGATGGATTACAACGTAGGGCTTTTACTTATATTGATGATATATTACAACCATTATTGAATAGTATTGATTCAAGGACTAATGGACATATTATAAACTTAGGTGGTATTTATCCAATTAGTTTAGTCGCTGCTGCTAATATATTAAAAGACATTGTTGGTTTTGGTGAACCTATAGAATTTTTAGAAAAAAGACACGAAGTTCATCAGGCATTTTCAACTTATGATAAGAGTGTCGAATTATTAGATTTTAGTCATAAAACAGATATAAAAGATGGTTTGACTAAAATGTGGGAGTGGGCAAAAAATCAACCTGAAAGAGAAGTAATCAATTTTGATTATGAAGTAGAAAGGGGATTGTATGAATTTTGGAAGAACTGAGTTAGATAATTTTGATGTTGATAATGCATGGGATATAATTGATTTGTTCGAACAGAAGATAGCAAACTTTTGTGGTTCACCATATGCAGTATCTGTAGATAATTGTACTAATGCATTATTCCTTTGTTTAAAGTATATTGATAAACCACAGACAATAACGATTCCAAATAGGACTTATGTTTCAGTTCCAAACACTATATTAAATGCTGGTTATAAGGTAGAGTTTGAAGACTTCGAGTGGAGTGGTAATTATCTTTTACGTCCTTTGGATATTATAGATAGTGCAGTCAGATTTAAAAAAGATATGTACACTTCTGGTTTTCAATGTATATCATTTCATAGAAGAAAAATAATACCTATTGGAAAGGGTGGGATGATATTGACCGATAATAAAGATGCTTATGAATGGTTTAGAAGAGCAAGATATTGTGGTAGAATAGATGGATTACCATATGATAAACATGAAGAGTTTACACAAAGGGGTTGGAATATGTACATGACACCTGAAGATGCTGCAAGAGGACTACTATTGTTCGATGATTTACTTAAAAAATCAAAAAACTTCGAAGATATGGGTGGTTCAGAGTCATATTCAGACCTATCAAAATCGAAAATATTTACTGATTAGATATTTATTTAGGAGTCAATACATTTAGGACATACATGAATAAATTATCAAAATGGCTAGTCGATTCGATAGTTAATGAAAATAAAAAGATAACAAAGGTCGTTGGTATATATGGTGGAAGATATCAACCATTTGGCCCACATCATAAAAAAACATATGAATGGTTAAAGACAAAAGTTGATGATGCGTATATAACTACGTCTGATATTAAAAGACCACCCAAACACCCTATGAACTATAAAGAAAAAGTTCGTCATATGACAAAGATGGGTATACCTAAAAGTAAAATTATAAAAGAAAAGGTTCCACTAAGAGCAGAAAATGTTTTAAAAAAGTACAATCCACAAACTACTGCAGTGGTTTATATATTTGGTGCAAAAGATGCAGGTAGATTAGCAGGTGGTAAGAAAAAGGGTGGTGGTTTGTCATACTTCCAAGACTTTAAGAAGAATAAGAATAATATAAAAGGGTATGAAGAACATGGATACTTTATGGTTGCACCTCATCAATCTATAAAAGTTGGTGGTAAAGAAGTGAGTGGAACTGTGATGAGAGATTTACTTGGTTCACCAAAAATAGATGATAAAGAAAGACCTAAATTATTTAAACAAGCATTTGGATACTATGATAAAGGTATCTTTAATATGATGAATAATAAATTTAAAAAGTTGTATGAGGTATTTGAACAATTTCTTGTTGAACATAATATCGAAAAAATATTAGAATCAAATTCTTCTGCATTCCCAATTGATGATGGCCCACCAACATTTTATGATGGGTTTCGTGATTATCAAAAACAATCTAAGTTGTGGATAGATTCGATGTATAATGAACTTGGATGGGAATTGGTTCATTACATTTTAAGTGATAGTGCAATCGATCCTGGTCTTGATTATACTACGAGGATGGGGAAAGTACCCACAGTAGCGTATGGACGTAGAGGTGCAGGGCCTTATGGTGAAAGATTTCCAAGTTCCGATCCTGTTTCTGCTTATAAAAAATGGCTTGAACAAGTAACAAAGACTCTTGATTTTAAAATAGTAAAATGGTTAGGTTTAAATGATAGTGCAACAGACGTTAATGGTGTACCTGTAGAATCACCTGCATTGCCTGGTGTACAAACAGGTGACCAAAATACACAAAGGTTAAAAAATCTTGATTTGGCACCTGGTGATGAAGCCATGGGAAGTACAGTTGATAAATTACAAGACTCTTATATTAGAGACGTAAAGTCACTTCTTGTAGAGGGTGGAGCATACGGACATATGTCTCATCCATTTGATGATAAGGATTTAACATTTGGTGATTTAAAAAAGATTATAGAATTAGGATTAGGTGGACAACTAAGTCGTGAAGATAATGTTACAGAAAAACTTGATGGTCAGAATTTGTTCGTAAGTTTTAAAGATGGAAAAACAATATTTGCAAGAAATAAAGGACAAGTAAAAAACTTTGGTCAAAATGCACTAAACGTTAGTGGTATAATATCCAAGTTTGCTGGCCGAGGTGATATATCAGATGCCTTTGAGTTTGCTGCTAAAGATTTAGATAAGGCATTACAATCACTTAGTGATAAACAAAGAACAAAAATTTTTAACGAGGGTCAACATTGGATGAATCTCGAAGTAATGTGGCCAAAATCATCCAACGTTGTTAACTACGATAAGGCAGAAATAGTATTTCATGGTGCTTTAATATACGATGAATCTGGTTCACCAATAGGAGAAGTACCAGGTAGTGGTAGAATATTAGCTGGTATGGTAAAACAACGTAATCAAAATATACAAAAGAAGTTTAAGATATCTTCTCCTGTATTTTTAAAAGTTCCTAAACATCAAGATTTTGGTAAAATGAAAAAAAAGTTTTTAGGTAGACTAAGTAAATTACAGAAAAAGTATGGATTGAATAATAATGATACTCTTGGTTTATATCATCAAAAGTATTGGGAAAGTTTTATATTACTAAATTCAAAAAAATACAAATATAAAATACCAAGAAAAGTTTTGATTAATTTAACAAAACGATGGGCGTTTTTTGATAAATCTTATAAAATACCTATGATGAGAAAAGATATAAAGAACGAAAAGTTTTTAGAGTGGTCTTTGGGTTTTGATAAAAACAATCATTCAAAACAAGTAAAAGAAAACATGAGACCATTTGAAATATTGTTTTTTGAGGTTGGTGCTGAGATACTTAAGAATGTAGATGGGTATATGGCTGCTAATCCTAATGACTCGGTTCAAAAAATGAGAAAGGGTGTACAGAAGGCAGTACAAACTTTAAGGTCAAAGGGAGATGTCAAAAAACTAAACACATTAAAAGTTCAGTTAGATAGATTGAATTCAATTGGTGGTTTGAAAACAATAGTACCATCAGAGGGAATAGTTTTTAAATATAATGGAAAGACTTATAAATTTACTGGTGCATTTGCACCTGTAAATCAAATAATGGGTCTTTTAACGTTTTAGGAGTAAAGGTTATGTCAGATAATAAAATGGAAAATGTATCAATCAAGGAAAGGGCAAAACAATTAAAAGCTGTTCGTTCAATCCTACGAGGTGAAGAAGTTCAAAAAACGGTTATGGTTGGATACGAGGGTAAGAAACAAAAACAAGGTGATATAGAAAGTCCATTGACTTCAATAATGCAAAAGGTTAGGATGCCTTGGTTTTGTCCTGAATGTAAAAAAGTCATGAAAAGTAGACTCGATGATAAGTTTTGGAGAATGATGGGACATTGTTTTAATTGTCAGGTAGAAATTGAAAATAAGAAAAGAATCGAAGGTACTTATGAGGAATGGGCACAACAAAAAGTATTAAAAAATAAAGTGAGTTTTATTAAGAATGCATTAGAAGAGATTGATGGGTTTATCAATACACCTTTACCTGTATTTTGGAATCAAACTGCAGCTGATGGAGAGACTATGGATAAGGAAGAGTGGACTGCAGATATGACAGCTTTAAAAGAAAAGGGTGAAGATGCTAAAAAGATGTGGACGGATGAACTGAAAAAAACCGAGAAAGAACTAAATAGTCTATTTATAGATGGAGAACTACATGATAAAAATTGATGTAAGTGTCGGTGATACAATACTTGTTGGCCGATTTAAAAATAAAAAGATTGTCGTTAAGTCGATAGGTAAAGATGACCATGGCATGCCTACTGTTAATGGTAGAAGTGTGGTTAACTTTAGAAGTACGAAAAAAAATGAATCTAAATTTTCGGAGGTCATGAAAGAAATAATATGAAAATATGGAAATTAATACTTGGACTTTTTGGTTTAGTTGGTGGACTTTTTGCTGTTCAAGCTTCTAAGAAAAAAGAAGTTAAGGAGTTAGAGAAAGTCATTAAGGAAAACAAAAAAGAAGAAAAGAAAGTTGAAAAAGAAATAAAAAAGTTGGAAGAAGATAAATCTGTTTCCAAAAAAGAAGTTGGTAAATTAAAAAGAAAATTAACTATTAGTAAAAAGAAAACAAAAAAGATGCAAGAGGCATATGATAATGACGACATATCTTCTGCAGAGGATTTTTTGAAGAAATTTGCTAAAAACAAATAGGAGTTTAGAATGGGATTCGTAACTGGTTCAAACAACCTACCAGGAACTATAGCAGTTGATGCTTCAAACTTTCATGATAATCAAAGTATGGACACTCAGAATCAAGGAGTTTATAGTAAAGTAGTAACAACTTCTGGTGAGGACTTAGTGTTGTCTGGCTCAAACTTACCTGGTAAAGGATTTATTGTCGTAAGTGCTGGTAGTACAGTAATTACACCTGCAGGTGGTGGTGACCCTTTAACTGCATCTAATCTTACTGCAAAGGTACAATACGATATATCTGTAAGTAGAGTTAGTGGTAGTGGAACTGTAAATATACTATATTAGTGAGGTTAGGTTTGAAAATATTAAAGTACTTTATAGTAATCTTTTTTGCTATGTCAATGGCAGAAAGCCAAGAAATAATGAAGGGTGGTGAAAAACCAACTACATTTACATATGATGAAGCATTAGAGATGTTAAAAGCTCGTGATGCCGAGTGGGAAGAAAAGATTGCAAAGGCAAATACATTGATAGAATTTCAAAAAATTACTATCAACCAATCTGATTCTGTTATTGTTAAGTTAGAAGAACAAGCAAAATTAGATACTTTAGTAATGTTGGCTCAAAAGAAACAAATTGATTTATTGAAATCACGTGATGAGGCTAACGAGAAGATGATATCATTAGTTGAAAAGAAGTGGTACGAGAATACGTACCTTTGGTTAGCATTAGGATTTGTGTTAGGTAAAATATAATGTCTAATGTTCCCATAAAAGAAGTAATCAAAAAAGAGTATGTTAAATGTGCTCAGGATCCTGTATATTTCTTAAAGAAGTATTGTTATATACAACATCCAATGAAAGGTAAAATACCTTTTCATACTTGGGACTTTCAAGAAAAAACTTTAAGGGACTTCCACGAACATAGATATAACATTATATTAAAAGCCCGTCAGTTGGGTTTATCCACTCTTACTGCTGGTTACACTTTATGGATGATGACTTTTCATCAAGATAAAAACGTCTTGGTGATTGCTACCAAACAAGATACCGCTAAAAACTTAGTAACAAAAATTCGTGTGATGCATGCAAACTTACCAAGTTGGGTTAAACAACAATGTGTTGAAGATAATAAATTGTCTCTGAGATATGCAAATGGTTCACAAGTAAAGGCAATATCAAGTAAAGAAGATGCTGGTCGTTCTGAGGCTCTGTCGTTATTGATACTTGATGAGGCTGCTTTCATTGATAAGATTGATGAGATATGGACTGCAGCTCAACAGACGTTATCTACTGGTGGTAGTTGTATCGCACTATCCACACCGAATGGTGTTGGTAATTGGTTTCATAAAACATGGGTTGGTGCTGAAGAGGGAACCAATCAGTTTAATTGGATAAAACTACATTGGACTGTACATCCCGATAGAACTGAAGATTGGAGAACTGAACAAGATAAATTATTGGGGCCTGATATGGCTGCTCAAGAGTGTGATTGTGACTTCATAACTTCAGGTCGTACTGTAATTGATGGTGTTATCTTAGAAGAGTGTCGTAATAATATGGTAAACGAACCATCCGAAAAAAGAGGACTTGATGGTAATCTATGGGTTTGGAAATATCCAAACTATGACAAACAATATATTTTATCAGCTGACGTTTCAAGAGGGGACGGAACAGACTTTTCTGCATTTCATGTTTTTGATGCAGAAACAGTTGAACAAGTTGCAGAGTATAAAGGAAAAATTTCTACTCGTGATTTTGGAAACTTATGTTTAAATACTGCAACTGAATATAATAATGCACTATTAATAATTGAGAACAACAACATTGGTTGGGCTTCTATCCAACAAATTATTGATAGAGGGTATGATAATTTATTTTACACGAGTAAAGATTTAAAGTATGTTGATGTTGAACATCAATTGTCAAATAAAATTTATAGGGAAGAAAGGAACATGGTACCTGGTTTCTCTATGACAATGAAGACAAGACCATTAGTAGTTGCTAAAATAGAAGAATATTTTAGAGAAAAGTCAATTATAATAAATTCAAGTAGATTATTGGATGAGTTGTTTGTATTTATATATAACAACCAAAGAGCCGAGGCGATGAAGGGATACAATGATGATTTAGTAATGTCACTTGGTATTTGTCTATGGATACGTGATACTGCATTACGTTTACGTGCTGAAGGAATCACACTACAAAAAAAGTCAATGGAATATTTTAATAAAAATCAACCAATTTATACACCTAAACCATCTATGTTCCAAGAACAATGGCAAGTAGATACAGGTAAAGAAAAAGAAGATATAACTTGGTTAATAAAGTAAGAGGATAAAATGGCAGATAAAACATTATTTGGAAGACTAAGAAGACTATTCAGTACAAATGTTATTGTACGAAATGTTGGTGGTCGCCAATTAAAAATAGCTGACACCGAAAAGTTACAAGGATATTATAAGAAAAGTTTAACCGATAGATTCACACGATTGTATCAGAACTCAAAGGGTTCAGGATATGGTCTAATGGATTCTACCTATAAACAGGCTGAGAGGTTAGGTCTATTCAGAGATTACGAGACTATGGATTCAGACCCAATCATAGCATCAGCACTTGATGTCTATTCGGACGAGACCACAATGAAAAACGAATACGGAGAAGTATTGGAAATTCAAAGTGATAATGATAACGTTAAAAAGATATTACATAATTTGTTTTATGATATATTAAACATCGAATTTAATTTATGGCCGTGGGTTCGTAATATGTGTAAGTATGGTGATTTCTTTTTACACTTAGATGTACAAGACAAGTATGGTGTAACAAACGTAACACCATTAACACCTTATATTGTTGCACGTGCAGAGGGTGGTAATCCTGAAAATCCATACGAAGTTAAGTTTGTAATTACACAAGATAATACAGGACAGGCTGCTTATCATACACGAAAAGAAACTGAAAGTGCAGAATTAGAAAACTTTCAAATGGCACATTTCAGATTACTATCAGATTCAAACTATGTTCCTTATGGTAAATCAATGATAGAATCTGCTAGAAAGATTTGGAAACAATTATCTCTTATGGAAGATGCTATGATGATTCATAGGATTATGAGAGCACCTGAAAAAAGAGTGTTCAAAGTTGATATTGGAAACATACCACCAGCAGAAGTTGATAATTACATGCAACAAATTATTAATAAGATGAAGAAAACACCTTTGGTAGATGAAACAACTGGTGATTATAATTTAAAATATAACATTCAAAACATAACAGAAGACTTCTTCATGCCAGTTCGAGGTGGGGATAGTGGTACAAACATAGAAACTCTTGGTAGTTTATCATACGATGCAGTTGATGATATTGAATATCTTAGAAATAAAATGTTAGCTGCTCTTAAAGTACCCAAGGCCTTTCTTGGATATGAAGAACAAGTTGGAAGTAAGGCTACATTAGCTGCTGAAGACGTTAGGTTTGCGAGAACAATTGAAAGAATACAAAGGATTGTTGTAAGTGAGTTGACTAAGATTGCTATTGTTCATTTATATGCACAAGGTTTTACTGATGAAGAGTTGGTCAACTTTGAATTGAGTCTTACAAATCCATCTACAATTTATGAACAAGAAAAAATTGAATTATGGAACAACAAGACATCACTTGCTTCTTCTATGATACAAGATGGATTGATGTCAAGTGATTGGATTTATAAGAACATATATAATTTTACTAAGGATGAAATAGAAGACCAAGAAGAAAAAATTGTATATGACTATAAACAAAAGTTTAGATATTCTCAGATAGAGAACGAGGGTAATGACCCTAAACAAAGTGGAGAATCGGTAGGTACACCAAGTGATATGCAAAGTCCTGATGATGAAGGTGGGGACGATGATGTTAGTGGTTCCGTCTTTGATGATGAGGGTGGAGCACCTGAAGGTGGACAAGAGGGAGCTGGTAGACCTAAAGAACCTAATAAGTATGGTAAAGATAGTGGTGTAAGGGGTAGAGACGTATTAGGAGCTCACGATAAGAAAAAAGGTGGTAGTGGTTCACGTAAATATGGAAATACTTTAGCACTTGCCCACTTTGATAAGATGAAAAAATTAATGAACAAAAGTGATGTAAAGATAATAACAGAGTCAGATGAAGTTAATCAAGAATATCATGATGATGTCAGTACAATAAAAGGTAAGGAATAGATTATTTTTATGAAGTTTTTATATTTATATAAGAGAATTTACACTTTTTATAATTGGAGTGAGTAAGACATGGCCCGTACTATAAAACATAGCAAAATCAAAAATACTGGCATTATATTCGAGTTGTTGACTCGTCAGATAACTGTTGATATTTTGAACAACAAAAGCTCGAAGGCAGTGAAGTTGTTGAAGAATTATTTTCACGAGTCAAAGGAACTCGGAAAAGAACTTAATTTATATAAGGTATTATCATCTAAGACTAAACTTAGTGAAATACGTGCAAACCATTTAGTTGATGCCGTATTAAAGTCAAGAGGTAATTTATCTAATAAAAAAATCAAGACCGAAAAATATAATCTCATTAAAGAGATAAAAGATAACTATGGTGATGATTTTTTTAATGCAAAGATACCTAATTTTAAATTAAATGCATCGATTTATAAATTATTTTTATCAGAATCTTCTGGTTTTGAGTTTAATCCAGAGGATGCTGTACAATCAAGATATACGATTGTTGAAAATTTAAATAAAGAACACAAGAAAGTTGTAGAAAAGAAAAATCCTTTTACAAAAGAAGAAAAAGATTTACGTTTATTAGCATATAACATTCTTGTTGAAAAATTTAACAAAAAATATAAAAACTTAAGTGCTGACCAAAAGAAATTATTGAAAGAATATATTAATAATCTATCAAATTCCAATAATTTACGTGAATATATTAACGAAGAGTATAAAAAAGTTCACAAAGTACTTAAAGAACTCATCAAAGGCGTCGATAATAAGGTTACAAAAATTAAATTAAGAGAAACAATCAAAAAATTGACACCGATAAAGTCAAGTATGACTATTAAGGACAATCAAGTTGTTTCATTGATGAGATTTTATGAGCTTATTAAGGAGATTAGACGTGTCCAAACTAAGAATTAAAGATAGTCTAAAGAATATTAATGAAATTGACCAAGTTGTTAACGAGGGTCGGTATCATGACTTTAGAAATAATGAAGAATTAACACCAAGACAGAAAATCGGTCACTCGGTGAGAGAGGTACGGGCCAAGTTAACCGAACTCAGTAAGTTGATTGATATGAATGTCAGGTTGAAGAACGAATTAGGTGTTAATAGTGACCAATATTGGAAAAATACACATAAGGCATTAACAAAAATTAGTGAAAGGTTAGTTAAGTTAGCTAATAAAGTCGGAAAACTACATTAATGCCATCTGTTTCTAAAAAACAACAGAAATTTATGGGTATTGTACGTTCAATACAAAAAGGGGAACAACCAGCATCTAAGTTTTCTAAAAAAGCTCAAGATGTAGCAAAAAACATGAAAAGGAAAGACGTGAAGAAATATGCTTCTACAAAACATAAGAATTTAGAGAGTATTCTATCAGAGAATCCAATTGTTGCTGCAACTGTGATGCAAATGACCAAGATGCAGATGAAAAATCCAAAAACAGGTAAAAGTGTTAAGGCTTCAACACCTCTAAGGGACAAATCTCACCCGTTACATAAAAAATCTAAGAGTCTTTTCCAAAGAATCAAGGATAAACTCTCAAGAAAGAAAGACAAACCTAAAAAACAATCAAAAGCTGATGTAGACTTTTATAAAAAACAATATACTGGTGAATCTGTAAATGAAAGAGATAATGTCGGTATGGCATATAAACGCACTTTATCTAATAAAGTAGAATTGAAAAAACTCAAAGATGCTATAGAAATGTTTCAAAAGAGAATAAAGAAACAAGGTAGAGTTACTAATGCTAGAGATGAAGACCACCTTAAAAATCTAATAAAAGTTTACAAAGAAATGGGTGGTAAGGGTGTAAGAGAATCTGTAAATGAAAACTTTGATAAGAAGAGAAAATTTGGTGAACCATTACCTACACTAGCAGATGTTAAGAGAAAACATCAACAAAAGATTTCAGAAGGGCCAGATGATGTAAAAAAAGTCAAAGCTAAGTTAAAGGTACTGATGAGAGAAGAATCAAGACTGAGATTAGCAATGTATGAAATGGTACAGGCTCTTTATCTTGACCCAACAAAAGGTAATAAAGAATTAGGAAGTGAATTACAAAAGAAATATAAAAAAGGTGTCACAACATTTATGAGAGATGCTGTGGCAGCTGCAAAGAAGGCTAAATAATATGAAACAATTAATTGTAGACTACATACCATTTGAGGTATCACCTGAACAAATTAATGAATCCATGAAAAGTAATAATGGTAAGTTAATTGTTCGTGGAGTGTTACAGAGAGCAGAAGCTAAGAATCAAAATGGTCGTGTGTATCCAAGAGAAATTTTACAACGTGAAGCCAAAGAGTATGATGAAAACTTTATTCGTCAAAAAAGAGCTTTAGGTGAATTAGACCATCCAGATTCTTCTGTAGTAAACTTACAGAACGTTTCTCATAATGTCAAAGAAATGCATTGGGAGGGTGACAATTTATTGGGAACTGTAGAAGTGGTTGGTACACCTGCAGGTAACATATTAAAAGAATTATTTAAGGCTGGTATTAAATTAGGTATCAGTTCTCGTGGTATGGGTTCTGTTGAAACTGTTAATGAGGGGCCAGACAAAGGAGCACAAAAAGTTGGAGATGACTTTGAGTTAATTGCATTTGACTTTGTATCTAATCCGTCTACTCATGGTGCTTTTTTACATCCTGTAAATGAGGGTGTTGTAAAAGAAAGTATTAGTAATGATAAGTGGGGTAAGGCAGAACACATAATACATTCTATTCTTAGAGAAGACTAATGAACCTAAAGGATTTCTTACCAAAGAATATAGGTGAAATGAGTAGAGTCGTAAGTAATCCTTATGCACATTCTTTTGTTCCATTTAAAGAAGAAGACCTTGATGAAGAATTAAAAGAGGGTTTTGGTGGTGAACTTAAAGGTGCTGCAAAAAGAAAATTTGAAACAGAAAGAAAAAAGAATGCAGAAGTATTAGGGTATAAAATGGTACCTGAGGCCTCTGTAACAGGAAATCTTGATGGTGGTGAAGGCCCACCTAAAACACCTTATGCATTTCAGTCTACTAAAAAGAAACGTAAAAAAGATAAAGAAAAAGAAAAAAAGATATCAACTAATTCTACAGGATACACAATTGCAGAAGATATCTATGTTGCTTTAGTTTCAAAGACAGGTAGACAATTTACTGGTAAACAACCACGATTCAATCCACGTAATCTTGGTCATCCTGGTTTACTTGTTACAACCGCAGATAAAATATTCAAATCAGAAGTTGGTAGAAACTTATCACAAAAATTAGCAAATAAGTTAAAAATTACAAAAAGATATAATCAAAAAGGTTTACAAGGTTCTAAAAAAACAGCTGATAGAGGAACAAGACAATACATAGATGCAATCGGTGGTGTTATTAAGTCTAAAATGGTACCTGAGATTCCAAATGGAAGAACGATGCCAGTTACTAAACGACTTGATTTAGTATTTGCAAATTCACAAAGTCAATTAGATAATGTTTTAAAGGGTAAGTATAAAGTAGTTAAAGAATCCGTAAACGAAGTTTCTGTACATGATAGAATGAAGTCTTTAATGAAAAGTATTGTTAAGTCTGAGAAATTAAAATCGGTAAAAGATATGGCTACAGGTAAAGGTGCTTTTAGTTTTTTCATGGACGATGAAAAGGAATCAAAAAAATTAGCTACATTGTTAAAGAAACATTTGAAAAGAGTAAGAATAATTAAATTGGATAAATCAAAGGGTGATAAGACAAACTTTGTAGTTGCTGCAGATATGTTAGGGTTAGAATCCGTACAAGAATCTGAACAAAAAAAGATTGAAAAGTTACTTTTAAAATACGGTAACAATAAAAAAGATACCAAAGGTATAATGAAATGGTATGGTAGAGTTTCTAAAATGTACAAAAAGGCTAATCCAGCAAAGAAAGCACAGATAATGAATTCATTGTGGGCACAAAATGAAGGAACTTGTGGTTATGGTGAGGATGGTAAATTAGGAGATGAACCAGCTGGGCCTCACCTTTTAAAAAAGAAAAATGAAAGTAAAACTTCTAATATGATGAAATCTGTTCGTAAAGGGCCTAAAGTTGGGCCTTGGGACATCATTGTAAGTAAAAACAATAAGGTAGTAAAAAGAGTACTTGTAAAAAATCTAAAAGAGATACCAGCAGAAATGTCTGATTTGAGAGATAAGTATCCAAACCACGTCATTGGCATAGAATCTAAAGTGGGTAAGATAGTTTACAGAGAGTCAATGAATAAGAGACAAGGTGGTGAAACCTTAAAACAATTAGGTGGTAATAAATTTATCGCTATGACTGGAGCAAAAAACTTTGCAGTGGGGCCTAAAGGAATGAGTTTTAAGATTGGTAGAAATTCCAAAGGTGTAAATTATGTTAGAATAGATTTAGATAGAGGTAAAGACCTATATAATATGGAATTTATTCAGATGAGAGCTGGAAAGTTAAAAGTTAAATCAAAAGTAAAAGGTGTTTATAACGACCAATTACAAAAAATGTTTACCAAGCATACTGGAATGTATACAAGTCTTGGTACTATGGGAAGATAAAATGATTAAATTAAAAAATTTAGTAAAAGAATCTGTATTAGTTACAGAAGGAACTCGTTGGTTAGTTGGTATTGAACAACCAAATGGTAAAATTCAATCCACCTATGGACATTATGATGGGTATCCACAACACACAGGTAAATTGTTAAAGAAAATTTATAATAAACCTGCTATCGTAAAACAATTGATGAAACTTGGAAAACAAGGTATTTCATTTTTAGACAAAAGTATAAAAGGTGGAAAAGACCATTCCTTTGATAATAGAAAAGATGGTGAGACAGTATTCTACGGAAGAGACAGAGGTGAAAAGGGAAGTGCGATGAGTACTTTTAAGAATAGAGATGCAGTTGATTTTAATTCTGGTGAGGAATACGCTTACATATATAATATGAAAGAAAAGAAATGGTATTATAAATCACGTTATTCAAATCCACAAGATTGGACTTTATTAAAGTGATTAAAGATATTTACTTAGAAAATTTATTGACAGAAGATGGACATGAAGATGTTCCGTCTGCTATTAGAAAGTTAAAAACTTCGATAGAGGATTGTCAAGAGATTATTCAAAAACTCGAAAGTGTTGGTGATATAGAGTTACCAACATGGTGGATGGGTAAAGTAATAGAGTCTTCTGATAGACTAAACAAGGCACGTGATTACATTTTAAATTCTGAATTAACAGAGGCACCTCTTAATTCACCATCACAACTTCCTTTTAGTTCAACGGAAGCACAAAAGTTTGTAGAAAAAGATGTCAGAGATATGGGGAAACTTATCAATCAGGCATCTGCAAAAAGTATCAAGATTATGATGAATGGTGTAAAGGGTGGTAGATACGATGCAATGGATTTAATCAGAGGAATAAAATCTGGCCCAGCTATGGATACAAGTGTTGGTGTTAGAGAGATGTTACAAGTCCTTTGGAGAAAAGTAGAAAAAAGATTTAGAAGTTATCTTCGTGGTAAAAAACGTAGATAATTTATATTTATTAGGGAACAGGAGTTAACAATGTCAAAGAAGAAAAACATTAAATTAAAAGATTTAGTAAACGAAGCAATTGGTGGTGTTGTTGGTATATCCGCTATCGGTGGTACTTCACCATTACATAATAACAATTCTAATTTATCTGATATAGTAGAAGATATCTACGGACATAAAAATGAAGATAAATTTGATAAAAAAGCTTTTAATGAAAACCTATCCAACTTTAACAATCTTGGTAAATTAATTTACAGAGAGGGTAATTTAAGAGATGTTGCAAAATCATTATCTGAATTAGCTAATGGTGTTAAAGAAAATACAATTCGTGAGACAGAGGATTGGTTTGACAAAGTAACTGTTGGTCGTAACATGAAAGAGTTAACTACACTCTCAAAATCATTTGGTAAATTTGCACAGGAGGCACAAGGACTACAAGAAAGAATGAGTGCTGTATATGAAGATATGGCACACATCATTGGTAGATATTATGAGATACCTGAAGGACACGTTCGTGGTCATGACCAAGATGATGCAATGACACCTGAAAAAGAAAAAGAAACCAAGATTGGTGAATACAATATAGATGAGGGGGACTACGAAGAGTTCTTTCAAAAGGCTATGAAGAAGTTTGGTATTAAATCACCTGCAGAATTAGATGATGAGGAAAAGAAAAAATTCTTCAATTATGTAGACGCTAACTATAAAGGAAAAAACGAAGAGGACTAATTGGGTATACAAGTTACAAAGAAAAAAAACGAGTCTGTAGAAAGACTTATATCACGTTTTAAGAAAAAAGTTAAAGACTCAAATATGTTATTCGAACTCAAACAGAGAGAGTTTTATACAAAACCATCTACCTTGAGAAGAGAAGCAAAGAAAAAGGGTATTGCACGAGAGAAATCAAGAAGAATTTCACGTGAAAACTCACGTTTTTAACTGTTTGTATATATTTATATAAACAAGAATACGACATTGCTCATTTGAGCCCCACTTATGTCGTACCGAATGGTCAAGACGACCAATAATCACATTAATGTTTCTAATAACATTACTAAATCCAAATCCAAAATATGGAGAATAAAATGGATGACTTATTAAAAGACGCTATTGCTGACGCAAAAGCAGTTCGTGAAACTGCACTAGCAAACGCTAAAGTGGCTCTTGAAGAAGCATTTACTCCACGATTAAAGTCAATGTTGTCACAGAAAATTCAAGCTGAGATGGAAGAAGAAGAAGATGTAGAAGAAAGAATGGAAGACGATGAAAAAGATGAAGCTATGCATGGTGATGACGAGGATCCTGAGGAAAGAATGAAAATCAATGCCGATGACGAAGACCCATCAGACGACCACTCTGAAGAGATGGAACCTGAAGATAAAGAAGTCGAAGAAAGAGGCGATGATGAAGTTGATGAATCAGAAATCATTGAAATCGATGGTGTCAAGTATGCACCTCTTAAAACTGAAGAAGAAGACGAAGAAGAAAAAGATGAATCAGTTGAAGAAGGTGAACACGAAGACAAAGAAGACGATGTAGATGAAGACCTTGACTTGGAAGCCGTTCTTGCTGAATTAGAAGCTGACATCAATGAAGAAGAGGAAGACGAAAAAGACGAATCCGTTTCTGAAGGCGAACATGAAGATGACGAAAAGAAAGATGAATCAGTAAATGAGGAAGATGAAGACGATGAAAAGAATGAAGAAGTTGACGAAGAAGTTGACCATTCTTCTGGTATCGGTTCAGGTGATAACAAGAAAGGTGCAGCTGACAAATCTTCTGGTATTGGTTCAGTAGGAAAAGCTAAGTTAAAAGAAAACGAAGACGTTGAAGAAGATGTTGAAGAAGACATTGACTTAGATGAAATCCTATCTGCACTATCTGAAGAGGAAGAAGTTGAAGAGCAGGACAATCGTGTTGAAGAGCTAAGTAAAGAGTTAGAAGAACACAGAGATGTGGTTAAGTATCTTCGTGGTAAATTAAACGAAGTTAATCTTCTTAACGCTAAGTTGCTATTCAGCAATAAGTTGTTTAGGGCTTATGGTCTTAACAACGAACAGAAATTGAAAGTTGTTGAAACTTTCGACAGAGCAGCAAATTTAAGAGAAGTCAAGTTGGTATATTCAACTTTGGCTGAATCATTTGGTGCTAAGAAAAATGAAACCGTTAACGAGAGTAAAGGTTCAGCTTCTAAAGCTGTCGCATCAACTCAAAAACCTAAAGAAGTAATTCAAGAGGGTAGTGCGTTGAGAGATAGATTTAAGAAGTTGGCTAATATTCTTTAATTTACTTGGAGCTTAAAAAATGAGCAATTATAATGAAATCCAAAATATCATGGATGGATATAATCCGCAAAGAGAGCTTCGTGAACAGACCAAGAAACTTGTTGAGAAATGGGAACCTACTGGCCTTTTAGAAGGTATAGATGAGGAGAACAGAAAACATGGTATGGCTACACTATTGGAAAATCAGGCTCGTCAGTTAATTGATGAGGCTTCTAAAGTGTCTACAACTGCTAACTCTGAAGAGTGGAGCGGTGTTGCACTTCCATTAATTCGTAGAATCTTTGGTTCATTAGCTTCACAGGAATTCGTTTCTGTACAGCCTATGAACTTACCATCTGGACTAATCTTCTATCTTGATTTCAAGTATGGTTCAGCTCAACCTGGTCACACTCAAAGAGCAGACGTGTTTGGTAACACTTCTTCTTCTGGTGACCCAAGTGGTGGTCTTTATGGAGCAGGTAAATTCGGATATTCCATAAATGACGTAAGTGCAACTACAACTACAGCGACTTCTGGATCAGCAACAAACGCTATGATTGATTTCGAACCATCATTGAGTGGTTCTCTATCATCACTACGTTTCTTAAGATTCGCACATAGTGAATTATCAGCTGCTGATTTGAATGGTGCGAGAGCATTTTCAATTAGTGGTTCTGGTAGTGGTTCACTTTCTACTTACTATCCTGCTTACACTAAGAGGGTAGATTCCGATGGTACTTCAAACCCAGCGGCTGGTACACACATTCAGTTTATTGTGGCACCAGACTCTACAACAACGTTTGACGCTAACGGCCCTGCAGGTGATGTAACCTACACCGTTAAGTACCATAAACAACCAACTGATATCACTCGTGGTGATTTCGAGTCTTCTCCAGCAGCTGCTACCGATGGTGGTTTCTCTGGTGAGGGAGATGTCGGAATACCTGAAATTGATATTCAGATGCGTTCAATTCCAATTGTTGCAAAAACTCGTAAGTTAAAAGCAGTATGGACTCCTGAGTTAGCTCAAGACCTTAATGCTTATCACTCAGTTGATGCAGAAGCTGAATTGACTTCTATGTTATCAGAATACATCGCAATGGAAATCGACTTAGAAATCCTTGACATGATTCGTTTAAATGCTAACGCTAAAGAAGAAAAATGGTCAGCAAAGGTTGGATATGAATGGGATGGTGGTTCTTTTGTAGAATCATCTGGTCAATCTAATGCCTACGTGAAAGGAACTTGGTTCCAAACACTTGGTAACAAGATACAATCTGTGTCTAACGCGATTCATCAGAAGACCCTACGTGGTGGTGCAAACTTCATCGTAGTAAGTCCTGAAGTTGCTACAATCCTTGAATCTATTCCTGGATATGCAACTGATAGTAATGGTGATTCCAACAATCAACAGTATGCAATGGGTGTACAAAAAGCAGGTCTCTTGAACAACAGATTTACTGTTTACAAGAACCCATACCAATTCGAGAATGTAATTCTTGTTGGTTTCAGAGGAAGTAACTTCCTTGAAACTGGTGCTGTGTATAGTCCTTATGTTCCGTTGATTATGACACCTCTCGTATACGACCCAACCAACTTTACTCCACGTAAAGGTGTGATGACTCGTTACGCGAAGAAAATCGTAAGACCTGAGTTCTACGGTACTGTCGTTGTCGCTGACGTTGATAAAGTGTAAGTTTAATTATACTTAATTAACAGACATGAAAGATAAAGGGTGGTAGAAATATCACCCTTTTTCTTTGCCGTTATATTTATAGAAGAGTAAAACTATATATTTATGAAAAAAATTAACGTTGAAGTAGCAAACAGTTTACTATCAGTAGATGAATTTAAAGATTCATATGATAGATACGATAGATTAACAGGTTCATGTTCAGACCAAGAATATTTTGGAACTCTTGTTGAAGTTGCAAAATCTTTCATTGGAGTTGGTGCACCATGTTTGTCTTCAACTTGGTGGCCAAGAAATGGTACTTTACCTGATAAAGGTGTAGATTACCAATTGGAAACTAATTTAGAAACTTATTTGGAAACGACAACAAAAGTTAGTAGCTCTTTTCAGTTGATAACATGGATGTGTCAATTTGGAGTTCTCTACCAAGAAGATTGGATTTATGGTAGTGAAATTTACGATGAGAGATACGACCATATATGGGAGATATAAATGGCTCAGAAACCAATATGGCCAGGAAGTAGTTCTTTTTCTGTAGGGGATACACCCTATGGATTTTATGATACAGAGGCCGAATTCACATCATCTGCTGACCAATTTGCAGATTGGGCTGCAAGAACACTCGGATATCCTATAATAGATATAGAATTACAATCTGGTTCTTTTTATTCAGCTTTCGAAGAATCCGTAACTGAATATGCTTCTCATATAAATCAGTACAACATAAAAGAAAATTTACTTAGTTTAAAAGGTGCACCAACAGGTTCATCGAATTCACTAACACATAAAAGAGTGAACCCAAGTTTTTCTGAAACTATATTTCTATCAGAACAATATGGAACGGAAGCTGGTGTTGGTGGTAGAGTGGATTACAAAAAAGGTAGGATAGACGTAGTTAGTGGTTCACAAGAATATGATTTAAATAAAGTATGGGCTGAAAAGTCTGAAAGTGGAAACGCAATAGAAGTAAGAAGAGTTTACTTTGAAGAATCACCCGCACAATCAAGATTCTATGACCCATATGCTGGTTCAGGAATTGGTGCTATAAAGTTACTATCTGGATTCGGATGGGGGCCTGATAGTGGTGGTGGTTCAATGCCTGGTTCAGAGTATTTATTGATGCCTGTTTACGCGGATATGTTAAGATTACAGGCTATAGAATTTAACGATTTAGTTAGAAAGTCTGCATTTTCATTTACATTGACGAATAATAAAGTAAGATTATTTCCAATACCAGTAAATGAAACTACACAATCACTTTACTTTGATTACTTAGTAAGAGGTGATAGAGATAGTGTTACGTCTACTGTATTTAGTGGTTCACAAGACGTAGTTTCTGATTTCTCTAATGCACCTTATTACAATATGAAGTATAATTCAATCAATGATGTTGGTAAACAATGGATTAGAAAATATGGATTAGCAGTTGCAAAAGAAACTCTTGGTTTGGTTAGAAGTAAGTATGGTTCGATACCAATACCTGGAGCTGAAGTGACTATGGATGGTGACACCTTGAGGTCTGAGGGTATTGCGGAAAAAGAAGCATTGGTATCACAATTAAAAGAAATGTTAGAGGCTTCAAGTAGAAAGACATTACTTGAGGCAGATAAAGATGAAGCTGAGTATTTACAAGAAAAGTTAGCTAAAGTTCCTTTAAAAATATACGTAGGATAATATAATGGCTGGAAGATTTGTCTCTCAAAAAGATATAAACTTATTTAACACCATTAATAAAGAGTTAGTTGGTGATTTAAAGAATGGTAAAGATGGTATCATAAACCAAACCGTTGTTCTTTATAAACTATCAGTTGAAGATACTCAAGTTAATATGTATGGTGAGTCAAGTAATGGGAAGTCTTATTTATCAGGTGTAAGGTTAGCTTGTCTGATAGAAGCTGAAGACTTTGATTTTAATACAGACGAGTTCGGGCCTGATTTAAGACAAGATGCTACTTTCTCTTTTCAGAGAGATGTATTGTTAGATTTAGATTTAGTAGTGGAAGTTGGTGATGTTATAAATTGGAATTATGCACATTGGGAAATAAGAAACGTCAATGAGAATCAGCTCTTAGGTGGTCAATTTGAACAAAACCATTCTGTTATTTGTCTTGCTCACCTAACTCGTGCTAGTCATATAGGTGTTGAACGAGTTAGGAGTACATAATGTCTAAAAGAGCTAAACCAGTTCCAAGAAGTTCAAGAGTACAGGCATTAACCGACAAGACACGTGCTACAACTTTACGAAGAGACAAGGATGATGTAAAAAATGTATCCGTAACCCTTATGGATATGGATAGTGCTATTATGTACTATTTTGAAAATGTTATCAAACCATCCGTACAAGAAAATGGTGAATCAATAAAAGTTCCAACGATGTATGCTTCTGCTGAAAGGTGGTATAATATTAGGTCTAAAGGATTCTTAAATGATAATAAGGGTCAAAAGATTTTACCATTAATTGTTTTTAGAAGAACTTCTATTGAAAAAGATGACACTTATGCCATAGATAAAATCGATCCAGAATCGCCAAAGTTACATTATTCTTTTAAGAAAGGATACACTCAGAATCAAAGATATGATAGATTTTCAGTTCAACAAGGATTGATGCCACAAAATGAATATTATAATGTTGCAGTACCTGATTATGTAAATCTATCTTACGATTTTATTATTTGGACAACGTATATCCAACAAATGAATTCTATTGTTGAAAAGATACAATATAGTGAAGGTGCTTATTGGGGCGAACCTGGTAAGATGAGGTTTAGGACATCAATTGATGCATTCAATGATGTAACTGAAACGGATGCGGAAAGATTAATTAAAACAGAGTTTAGTGTAACACTAAAAGGTTACTTGATACCTGAACAATTCAATGAATTGGTAACCACAAACAAATATTTAACACCACGTAGGTTGGTAATCAAAGACGAGACTGATATTAACATTAGTTCTATGGTTAATATTGATGATAGAGTTCAAGAAGTAAGGGTTACTCAAGGTAGAGGTAGTATTTCTACTGTAACTTTAGCAAATTCTTTAAACATAGAGGGTGGAACTGGTGTATCTGTATCTGGTAATTCTTTTGATGGTTCAAGTGCAGGTTTATTTTCCTTATCAATAGGTCAAGATGTAGCAACAACATCCAACGTAACTTTTGCTAATATGTCTGCATCATCTGCAATTCACGTGGGTAATAATTCATTTAGTATATTTGAGAATCCAGGTGGTGGTGCACAGATAGATACAGATTTACACGTAAAAGGTGATTTGATAGCAGAAAACCTAATCATTAGTTCCTCTATAACTCAAGTAACTCAAAGTTTTAGTAGTGGTTCAACAATATTTGGTAATTCTTTAGATGATACTCACAAGTTTAGTGGTTCTATGGACATAACTGGAAGTTTAACGTTGAATGGTACTGCTGTCGGAACAAGTGTAAGTACTTTCGACACTTATATTAGAAAATCTTTTGTTAAAAAGTCTAACTCTGTCAACCCAGCTCAAGCTACCTTTACGGCAGTCACTGCATCAGCTCCAAGTGGGTTAACAAGTACATCCGAAGATGATTTTGTATTTTTTATAAATGGTCAATACATGGAACATGATGCATTGACAATATCACAAGTCGATTCTACTTTCCAACTTAACGTGGATACTGGTTCTATTGGGTATGCGTTAGAAAGTGATGATGAAATTATTGCTATGGGAAAATTTGATTCGTAGTTCCACTTTTCTTTTACCATTTCTTGATATTTATATGTATGAGAAAAAGAACCTGGTCTAACCGAAAAAACAGAAAATGTCCTGATTGTAATCGTATAATTTATTACACAAGAAAAGATTCCTTTGATAGAGCTGTGGGTAATAATTCTGTATGTAAATCTTGTGCACAATCTGATAGAAAGTTGACTATGGACACCATCGAAAAGATGAAACAACCTAAAACAACTCAACACAAGAAAAAGATTTCTAAGTCTATTAGAAGTTGGTGGTTAGAGAAAAAACAAGAAGATTTAAGACATGGCATTAATACACAGTAAACAACTAAATCCAAGACTAACGGGTTCATTTACTGTAAGTGGTAGTATTACAGGAGATTCTGAGTCTACGGGTTCATTTGGAAGATTAGAAGTAAGTTCTGGAAAAGTAAGTGGTGATTTACAAGTCAATGATGATTTAATTGTTGGTGAATACATTTCACACAAGGATGATGCTAATACACGAATCAACTTTACCAGTGACAGAATTCAATTAGAAGCGGGTGGTATTAATTTTTTTGGGGCACATAAAAAAGATAGTTCTCCACATCTCTTTACCATCAATAATGGTTCCAACAATATAGACTTTCAAATCAAGGATAATTCTAATAATATACTTTTTAGAACTGATGCTGACCAACAATTAGTAAAATTTCCAGATGCAATAATGATAAGTGGTTCTTCCACTTCAACTGGTTCGTTTGGTAAATTATTAGGGGATGCAAGTGAATTAACAAATTTACCTGCATCGTTTACTGCAAATGAGATTAGTGGTGCTTTTACAGATGATAGTGCAAGTTTTGCTACAAGACTTGATAGTAGGGAATCATTTACCACAGAAAGTTTTTCTGATGGAACTGCAACTTTAATTAGTGGTTCATCAACTTCAACTGGTTCTTTTTCTGTACTTAAACTTGATGGTGGTGAGTTTACTTCTGCATCATTAGCATCTGGCGGAGCATCTTATGATGGTAATCGTAGGATATTAAATACAAATTTCCCAACTCTATTTTCTGCTAGTTTCAATCCAGGTACTTCTGGTTCCGTAAGTGATTTCTTAGATTCTGTATTTTATCCAAACACACCACCAAATGTTTCAAGTAGTCAGTTTACAATAAATGAGTTTGAAGTAAGTGGTTCTTCGGTAGGAACTATAACTACGACTGATGCAGAACACTTTTCATATGAATTGTCTTTTGCAACCCAAAGTGGATATACAGATGATTTCTTTGCAATTCATAGTGGAAGTGGTGCTATTACATTAAATACAATGTCAAGTGCAAGTTTTAATACTGATGTTGGAAATCATGCAAGTGGAAATTCACATCCTTTCTTGGTACAAGTAACTGATGGTATTCTAACTTCAACTGCAACAATTTATATAAGAGTAACACCAAATACTGCACCCAACTTTAGAACAACGAGTGTTAGTGGTACAATAATTTCTAGCAATACAGGTAGTGTAAATGAAAATACGAGTGATGGGACTACTGTATTGACCATGTTTATTACCGATGAAGAAGATGATACAATTACAATAAGTCCCTTGAGTCAGAGTTCAGGTAATGAATTTTCAATGGCAACTTCAAATGTTGGTGGTGGTAAACGAATTGTGATAACCACCAATACTGGTAGTTTTGATTTTGAGACTACAGAACAATATACATTAGAAGTAAGTGCATCAGACCAACACTATAATAGTTCAGAACCAAGTGCAAGTGGATACCTAACAACTTTACCATTTATTGTTAATGTGACTAACAACCAAGCACCGACAATGGCAAGTCAAGTTTTTAGTTGTGCTGAAGATAGTGGTAGTAGAGATGATAATGGTTTAGGTGCGAATAGTAATAGTTTGACCACGATTGGTACAATATCAACAAATGATAATGAGGGTGATACGGTAACTTTTACGTCCTTGACTCTAACGAGTGGAAGTGGTGGTGGAAATAGTTCACAATCAGACCCAAGTAATAATCCATTTCAAGTCACAAGTGGTGGTGTAATACAATTAAAGGCTGGACAATTCTTAAACTTTAGTAAATTTAGTCAATATAAATATGATGCCACTTATAAAGATAATTTTAATGCAGCAAGTTCAAGTGGAACGATTACGATAAACATAACACAAGATGATACACCAAGTTTAACAAGTAATGTTACTGGTAATAGTTTTCATATTATTGAAAGTGCTACAAGTGGTTCAAGTGTTCGTAGGGGCACTAATGGTAGAACTGGAACTGTAGCTGATTTTGATTCTAATGAATCTGTAGTATTTTCTGTAGTTCCAAGTGGTTCTGCAACAAATAAAGATACAGGTTCATTTGGTATTGATTCAAGTGGTAATTTATCAATTATGTTTGATGCTAGTGGTTCTGAATATAATTTTAATAGTGGGAACGTTTTATCGGGTAGTGTTACTGTGACCAATGCCTTTGGTACAACAAATACATCAGCTTTTGCTGTTAGTATGAGTATTAACAATGCACCGACACCATCATTCTCTGATACATCTGCTAATTTAAATACAAATGGTGCTAGATTAGGAAATACTTTGACAACTATATCATTTTCCGATGATGAAAGTGATACATTAGACCATAGTACATTTGTATTTACAGACCCAAGTGGTAAACTTGTGGCAAGTAGAGAAAATAATACTTATGTTGTAAGTGCTTCAGAAAACCTAAGTGGTTCTGATTTTGTAATGACTGCATCGATAAAAGATAATCATGGGTTTAGAACTAATCCTGTATCACATTCAATCACTATAACTCATGCACCAAAAGGAACTTTAACTTCTTCCTCTTTATTTCATATAATAGAAAGTGCTGTTAGTGGAGCTAATATTGTTACTAACTCTAATGGTAGAACTGGAACTCAAGCTGATTTCGGTGTCACGTATACACCACAATTTAATAGTGCGGCGGTTCAAGACTTTAAGATTTTTGAGAGTAATAATTCAGACCTACATCAATTTATAACATCATCGGCTGCTGGTGGTTTATCACTTAAGGCTAATATAAGTGAATCTGGTATATTACAAGGTTCGACAATAACTGGCTCAGCTAGATTTGAAGACCAATTTGGTAATGTTGGTAGTGGAAGTTTTAGTGTAAATGTTGCTATAAACAATTCACCATCAATAACTTTATCTGTTGCAAGTGCAAGTCTTTCTACCGAAGACATAGTTAGTGGTTCATTTATTTCAAGTGCAAGTTTTAGTGATACAGAGTCAGATACAATAAATTTTGATTCATTTCAAATTCTTGGACAAGATGGTAGTAATTTTACGGCCACAAGAAGTGGTAATGCAATGGTCATAGAGGCAAATACAGATTTATCTGCTAGTCAATATGATTATACTGTTCATGTACAAGATGAACATGGATTTAGAACTGGAAGTGCAAGTGGTCATGTTAATGTTACACCGATGATTTACTTTTACAAACAATCTGCTGGTGTACAGATTATGGATGCCAGTAACGCTATTAATAAACTTGGCGATCCAGGTGCAGATGATGTCTCTGTAATTAGTGGTTCATTGATAGACCAATTTAAATCTGGTAGTATTGGAGATTCTCTAATCATAACTGTAGATGATAGTAATAATCCAGCAACAGCATCACTTGTGGCATCACAATCAAATAACTTTTTAGCACAAAGTGGTTCAACTTCTATATGGAGACAATTTGGAAACATAGACATGAGTGGTAATAGTGACAATGGTCATTCATGGGTATGTGTATTCCCATCACAAAGTGCAATGGAACAGAAACCTAATTCTATGAGGGGTAGTTTAGGTGGAAGTACGGCTGAAGAATTTACTGTATTTAATGATAACTCGGTATTGGATGCGGCAGAATCAAGTGACGTACATTATTTTTCAACACATGCTGGAGTTAAAATCAGAGGTGTGGATAGATTTGGAATAGTTCATGGTGTGGGTGCAAATACTGCTACCACACAATTTTATCATTTAATACCATCAAGTGGTTCATCACCATCGAGTGAGGTATAGGAGAAGTAAATGCCATTAAATCTTGGACAAGACTTAGGAGTATTAGGTAATATCAAACTTACTGATTCTAAATTGGTAGCTGGTGCATTTAGAACCATAGATTCAGGTTCAGATACAGGTAGTATAACTGTTCAAAGGGTTGAAGATGGACAGATACTTTATGTACAGAGTGAAGACAGATTAATAAAAGCATCAAAGGATGGAGCTTCAGTAAATTGGTCTACCTTTTATTACCCAACCCAATCTGGTGCAACAAGTGGTATATTTACGGAAACTGGTTCATTTTTTGCAACACACAATGATTTAAAAATAACTGGTTCACTTTCAGTAAGTTCTTCACTTAGTGTAAGTTCAACTGGTTCATTTGATGCAGTTACTGTCGGTGGACAAAGTTTCGAGTTGGCAGTATCGTCATCGGCTGCAACAGCTGGATTCGGAGCAGGTGGTGGTGCAGACTTAGAGGCAGTATTTGAAACGGATGGTAATGGTGACTTACAACCAAGAACAGGAACCGATGGATTAAGTGTATTTTATGATTACGATGATAACGATGATATACAACCGAGAGGATAAAAATTTAAACACTAAATATTTATTTTAGTAATGGAGAAGTAAATTGGCAACAAAAAACATAGTACCAAGAGCGGACAAACAAGGTCAGTTAGGAACTGATTTAAAGAACTGGAATAAGGTTCTTGCATATACTGGTAGTTTCCAGCAACATAGTGGGTCGTTAGTGCCAAGTGAACCAAACACATTTGATTTGGGTTCTGCTTCGTATCCGTGGAAAGATTTACACGTACAATCAAGTTCTATAAAATTTTACAATAATGCACAAACACAAGTCGGTCAAATATCAGTCGATAGTACAGGATTAAAAGTTTCATCACCTGATGGGGGATTGAGTATTTATAGTGGTTCAACATTTCATGGAGAAGCTTCTTCTTCTAATGATTTGATGGTCATGAGAACGGGCAGTAGAACAATGTTTAGTATTTCAAATGATGGTGTTTTACAACTTGGTGAGTACCAAGGTTCTACACCAACGGCCGTTGAGGGTGGATTATTGTATAGTGGAAGTGAGTTTTTTATAGGACTTTAATATTTATAACTGAGAATTAACAACTCGTTTAGGGAGAAATTAAAATGGCAACATGGAAAAAAGTCATCGTCTCTGGTTCCGATGCACACCTGAATAACATAACAGGAAGTGGACTTGAGATATCAGGAATTGTTAGTGGTAGTACCATTAGTGGTTCTTTTGTGGGTGATGGAAGTGAATTAACAGGTGTATCAGCTACGTCTTTCAACATAGATGGACTTAGTAATGGTTCGGCTATAATAGCTGGTGACAAGATTTTTTATTCAGATGCAGGTACGGAAAAGGCTTTACCTTACGAAGTACTTTCATCTTCAATTTATGGTGGTGTTAGTGGTGATATAACAATAGCAGGAACAGGTGTTTCTACAATAGGTGCTGATACTGTTGCTAACTCAATGTTAGAAAACATGACTCAAGGTACTGTTAAAGTTGGTGGTGGTTCAAACGCACCTACTGATTTAGACGCTAAAACAGACGGATATATACTTGTTGGTGATGGAACAGATATTAACTCTGTAGAAGTTACAGGTGATGTAGCATTAGCTAACAATGGTGCAGTAACAATTCAGTCTAACGCGGTTGAAGGTTCTATGTTAAACTCAAACACTGCTGGTGGTGGACTATCGTATGAAGTGAATTCCCTAAACGTAGATTCAGGTTCATTCGTAGCTTATATGTCAAGTTCAGCATTTAGTGTTGTTTCAGGTGACATAGCAATCGCCGCAGGTGGTGCAGCTACAATACAGGCAGATTCTGTACAAGGTACTATGTTGAATGATGATGTTGCCGATGATTCAACAATAGAGATATCAAGTAATAATCTTTCAGTATTGAAAGTTCCAAATGCTTTGACGGCAGGAGATGGTATAGATGCAGGTGGTACATTTGATGGGGCTAACGCTAGAACCCTATCTGTTTCAGCAGCTCAAACTACTATTACATCTGTCAAACACAATTCACTTGTGATTGGTGGTAATTCACAAAACAACACAATTGATTTTGGAACCGATGATGTAATTTTATTCGATACTGATAATACAGAAAGAATGAGAGTGGACGCCGCAGGTGTAGATGTAACTGGAGCACTTACTGTATCAACAAATGCTACAATTGGTGGTAACCTTACTGTACAAGGTACAACCACAACACTTGAAACAACAAATACTATAATTACAGACCAATTATTATTTGTAAACTCTGGTTCAGCAGCTTCAAATACTGATGGTGGTATTGTGGTACAAAGTGGTTCGGCAGTAGATAGTGGTTCTGCAATCTATCATGATATAACTGATGAAAGATGGGCAGTCGCTAAAAATGTGGCAAGTAATGCAACAGCAATTACACCATTACAATATGTTCTTAGTACAACTTTATCAACATCCACACCAGGTGTAAACGATGGTGAATATGGTGTTGGTGAATTTTGGATTGATACCAACTCGTCCGATGGGGCAGGAAATGGAATCATCTATATTAGAACGGCTTAATGAAATTTGAAACAATTAATAAAAAGGTTACTTATGCCATTACATAGTAAAGGTGGTGTTAAAGAGACTACACCAAAAAAACAAGTCGTAGATAGTGACGATAAGATTCGTTTATCTAAAGGAGAAATTGAATTTATTTTGAATTTAATTCACGATGGAATGATTCCAGGTAAAAAATTAATGGAAGCAGTTGGTGTTGTGGAAAAACTACAAAATACTTACAAGAAATTAATGTAACACTTATAGGCCTAATGTTTGGCGACATTGGGAAGTGGGCTCAAATGAGTAACCAACCGTAAGAGGATAAATATATGCCAAGTTGGAAGAAAGTCATCACAAGTGGGTCGGATGCTCACTTAAAAACAATAAATACTGATGGAAACATAAGTGGTTCATCAGTTTCCACAGGTTCTTTTGGCAGAGTAGAAACTTCTGTCATTTCAGGTCTTAGTCCCTTAGTCATAGAAGCAGATAACGTTAGTTTGGACGATGAAGGTTCAGTTAGTGGTTCATCAGTCTCAACTGGTTCGTTTGGTAAAATAGAAGCAACAACATTAAAAGGAACTTTAGAAACTGCTGCTCAAGGGAACGTTACTTCATTAGGTACACTTACAACATTAACAGTAGATGATATTACTTTAAATGGTTCTACGATTTCAGATGGTGGTGATTTAACTTTAGATATCGGTGGAGATTTAAATATAGATGTTGATGGAACTGATATTATATTAAAAGATGGTGGAACTGCATTTGGTAGATTTAAAAGAGATTCTTCAGATTTTATTATTAAATCAGAAGCAAATAATGAAGATATAATACTTAGAGGACAAGATGGTGGTTCAACCATAGATGCTCTTCTCTTAGATATGTCTGAAGCAGGGAGTGCACTTTTTAATAGTGATATAAGTGGTTCTACGATTAGAGCAAGTGGTGATATCATAGCATTTAATTCTTCCGATGAAAGGTTAAAAGACAATGTAGAACCAATAAAATTTCCTTTGGATAAATTAGGAAAGATTGGTGGATACACGTTTGATTGGAATGATAAACAACAAATATATCATGGACACGATGTTGGAGTTCTTGCACAAGAGATAGAAGAAGTTTTACCTGAGGCAGTAAAGGACAGAGGTAGTGGATACAAAGGTGTTCAGTATGATAAGATTATACCACTATTGATTGAGGGTATAAAAGAATTAAAAGAAAAAGTCAAACACATAGAAGAAAATTGTGATTGTTTGAAAAAATAGTTTTATATTTATTTATTTAAAAGTTATAACAATAAGGAGTTAATAACATGGCAGATGTCAAAGAAATCAAATTCGATGACGGTGAAATGGATGAGTTACAAGAATTACAAAGTAACTACCAGCAAAAACAACTTGAATTTGGACAAATAAAAGTACAAAAGATTCTTTTGGAACAGCAAGTAGATGCTCTCGATACAAGAGAACAAGAACTACAGACTGAATATGAGGGATTACAGAAAAAAGAAAGAGATTTGGTACAAAAATATATTGACAAATACGGGCCTGGTAATTTAGACCCAAATACTGGTATATTTACACCTACATCTTAAATAAAAAACTTCCAAAAATGAATTTTGGGATTTTTATTTGATATTTATATTCAACTTAAAAACACTTCTCACATAATAAACCCTTAAAGGAGAAAATAACATGGCAGAACGTATCGTATCGCCAGGTGTATTTACTCGTGAAAGAGACTTATCGTTTTTACCAGTCGGTGTAGGAGCCATTGGTGCAGCAATAATCGGGCCAACAGCAAAAGGGCCTGCTTTTGTACCAACACTACTTAATTCTTTTGACGAATTTAAAACCGAATTTGGTGAACCAGACGATAAATTTTATACACCTTTAACAATACAAAAGTACTTCCAAGGAGGTGCTGGTGCTGTAACTGTTGTGCGTGTTCTTGGAATAGGTGGGTATACCAATGACTATATAGCTCTTGGTGTCTCAGGTTCAAATGGAAATCAATACACATTAGCAATATTAAAACCATCACGTGGTGGAGTAGAGGGAACTCAAACTTTACAAGGTAGTGCAAGTTTATCTGGTAGTAATGCTGGAGACAATACTTGGTCTAATACTAACTTGGAAATAACTTCATCCACACATGGTGCTCAAGTGATTAATTTCTCATTTGATTCAGGTAGTTCAAACTTCATTGAAGATGTATTTGGCTCTGTTAATAATGCTCAAGCACAGACTCTTGCTAATGGTGCTGGTACTCCAGTATACATATACAAGAGTTATGCTAGAACCATGAGAGATACTGATTTACTTGATGGTTCAGGTTCATTCGCATCTACAGGAGAGGACAACTTTTCACAAGACTATGCACAGGCTGCAACACCTTTCATCACTTCACAGAAGATTAGTGGTGGAACAGCTAATTTATTTAAAGTCAAAACACGTTCACATGGAACGAATGTAAACGATGACTTCAAGATTCAAATCTCTAATATTAAACCAGCAGCTGATGTACCTGGTAGTGATTACGGAACGTTCTCTTTGAATGTTTTGGTAAACAATCCAGGCCAAAACAATGATGGTGACCTTATTGAAGGATTTAATAACTTGAGTCTTGATTCTGATGCACCAAATTACTTTGTAAAAGAAATTGGTGACCAAGATATTACAATCGATTCCAATGGTAAATTGACTGTAAATGGAGATTATCCAAATAAATCAAAGAACATATATATCTCAAACATTAACAACGGAATACTTGAACGTTCGTTATCACCTGAGTTAGTTCCTTTTGGATTTGGAAAAGTATCATTACCTAACGCTAACGTTGATAATGTACCTACTGCTTCATTTAAATCTGGTCAGTTAGATGCAAGGAATGAGTTTGATTCTGGTAAAGCATATGGATTTGACTTTGACCACGATGATAGTAAAGAATACTTAGCACCAATTCCAACAGGAGGTGGAAGTGGTAATAACGTGACTATGTCGTTAGGTGATTTCTTTGGACATGCAGATGCATCCTCATTAGGTGCTACTTTTGCAAATGGTTCAACATTAGTTTCTTTGACTAATTCACATATTCAACAAAGAAAATATAATGTACCATTACAAGGTGGATTTGATGGAGATAATCCAGCAGTACCAAAGAAACTTGGTAGTGACATATCAGCAACAAACCAACAAGGATTTGATTGTTCTTCGAACACTGCTAGTGGTTCAGTAGCTTACAAAAGAGCTATAAATGCTATTAGTAATCCTGATGAGTTTGATGTCAACTTAGTGGTCACACCTGGTATTATTTATGAATATCATCCACAAGTAGGAAATCATGCTATTTCCAAAGTAGAGGCAAGAGGTGATTGTTTTTACGTCACCAATGGTTCAAGAGTAGCAAGAACTGTAGATAATGCAGTACTTGATATTAAGAGTTTGGATACAAACTATGCGGCAGTCTACTATCCGTGGGTTAAGTTAACAGGAGCGAAAAAGTCACTTTTCGTACCACCTGATGTGGTAATTCCTGGTGTCTTAGCCAACAATGATAGTGTGGCAGCTGAGTGGTTTGCACCAGCTGGTTTAAATCGAGGTCTATTGACAGAACTTGGTGTAACGATGGCTCAAACAAGATTAACTCATAGTGAGAGAGATGACTTGTACGAGGGTAGAGTTAATCCAATAGCTTCATTCCCAGCTCAAGGTGTGGTTGTCTTCGGACAAAAAACACTTCAGTCCAAACCATCAGCTCTTGATAGAATCAATGTACGTAGATTATTAATTAATCTTAAGAAGTTCATTGCTTCATCTTCAAGATACTTGGTATTTGAACAGAATACAGCAGCTACAAGGAATAGATTCCTTAACATTGTTAATCCATTCTTAGAAAGTGTTCAGGCTAATAGTGGTCTGAGTGCATTCAAGGTAGTAATGGATGACTCTAACAACACACCAGATGTTGTTGATAGGAATCAGTTAGTTGGTCAGATATTTATCCAACCTACAAGAACCGCTGAGTTCATTGTGTTGGACTTCGTAGTCTTACCAACAGGAGCAGCATTTCCTGAATAAGTTTAACTTATAAAACGCTGACTTATAAGAAAGGCCCCACTTCGGTGGGGTTTTTCATTATATTAAAAACTTCAATAAAACTTCAACAAAAACTAAATTACGAATTTGATTATTTTTTTGGAAAATTGATATTTATATATGAATTGAATAAACTTTATTTGGAGAAACAAAATGCCTGATTTACTCGACCCGTCAGAAATAATGTTCACACCGTTTGAACCGAAAACTAAAAATCGGTACATCATGTATATCGAGGGGATACCAGCATATCTAATCAAAACTGCTACAAGGCCTACTATTAATTTTGAAACCATTGAATTAGACCATATTAATATAAAAAGATATATTAAAGGTAAAGGTGCATGGGAACCTATTGAGATTTCTCTATACGATCCTGTTGTTCCAAGTGGTGCTCAGGCAGTTATGGAATGGGTAAGACTATCACATGAGTCTGTTACTGGTAGAGACGGATATTCAGATTTTTATAAAAAGGACATTACTTTTAACGTATTGGGGCCAGTAGGTGATAAAGTTGAAGAATGGACATTGAAAGGTTCTTATATACAGAACGCTAATTTCAATGACTTAGATTGGGCTAATGCAACAGACCCAGCTGACATTACTTTGACAATACAATACGATTACGCAATATTACAATTCTAATTAAAAGACGGAGTAATTATGAGTTTTTTGAGAGAAATGCTTTCAAGTGATGCGAAAGTATCAAGTAAGAGATTTGTCGGTTTTGCCGCATTCTTTATGTTGATTTGTAGTTGGGGTGCAGACACCTTTACTGCATTTGAGGTAAAAGACAAAATCTTAGATTGTTTCATGTACATTTCAGTCGTTGGATTGGGTGTTACTGCAGCAGAGAAGTTTGGAAAAAAATAGTTCTATTAATCAGTTATAAACAATAGGAGTTAAACATGGCTGAATACCAATTTCCTACAGAGGAAGTTAGTCTGCCATCCAAAGGGTTACTTTATCCAAAAGATAGTCCTCTATCAAGTGGAAAAGTAGATATCAAATATATGACTGCCAAAGAAGAAGATATTTTGACATCACCTAACCTTATTAAAAAGGGAACGGTGATTGATAAATTACTTGAATCTGTTATTGTTACAGAGGGAGTCAAGATTGATGATTTATTGGTTGGAGACAAAAATGCAATTATGATTGCAACTCGTATTCTCGGATATGGGAAAGATTATAACGTAACGGTACTGGATCCAGATAGTGGAGAAGAGAATCCTGTCGTTGTAGACTTGACTAAACTTGGGGATAAGAAAATAGATAGTAAACAATATAAGGATGGTAACGAGTTTGAATTTGAATTACCAAACTCAAAACGTACATTAACGTTCAGACTACTAACACAAGCAGACGAAAGGGAAATTGACTCGGAGTTAGCTGGGTTAGCAAAAATATCCAAAGATACTGGTATTTTGCCAGAAACAACTACACGTTTAAAAAAGATGATATTATCAGTAGATGGAGATACTAAGAGAGGGACAATAAATAAATTTGTTGATAACGAATTTCTTAGCCTCGATAGTAAGGCTTTTAGAAAATACACTCAAAGTATCACACCTGATGTTAACTTAGTGTATGAGTATTTAACCGATGAGGGTAATACTATTGATGTTTCTGTCCCAATAACTACTGAGTTCTTTTGGCCTTCGGGCAACTGATAGACCCTACATTCATGACCAGATTTTCACCCTAATATTTTACGGAAAGGGTGGATTTAATTTTACAGAGATATATAATATGCCCATATATCTACGTAAGTTTTATATTCAGAAAATGTCATCTGCTTATGAAGAAGAAAGAAAACAATACGAAGATGCCCGTAAAAAAAGTTCTAAAACATCACAAGTGAGCCGTCCTGGCATCACGAGAAAGTAGGTTACTTTATATTTATTAATGAGTAAAATTATGGAGAATCTCAATGTTAAATGAAGGCTTTGCAGAAAAACTTTTACAAAAAGTAACCAACTCTTTAAAGAAGGCTAATAGAAAACGCTTTGCTAAGAGTGTTCAACAAATCAAAAAGAATCCAAAAGTAAAGGATGCATTAGCAGACTTCATTAAATCCTACGATAAACTTGAGAAGACCACTCGTTCTAATATGTCAGACGCAGAGTATGACAGAATAATGAAAACATTACCTTAATAAAGTACAACTCGGAGCTTAGCCAATGGCGAGAGAACCTAAAGGATTTTCTAAAAAGGCGGATGGTACTTATTCAGCGAAAGATGTAGAATTTGCAACAAAAATAAAACAACAATTTGATGAGATTGCAAAACTTAAACGTCAGAATGCTCAATTCGACCAAAAACAATTAGATTACCTTAAAGAAAATATAAAATCAGCACGTTCCATTCTCGAAGTCGAAAAGGAGATGACAAAGAACGCAAGGGAACGGTTCGGTACTATTGAAGACTTGGCAAAAGGTGCTGCATCTGAGACCAAGATATTAGGTGATGGTTTAGCTATAAGAAAGTTAATTGTTGACGTAGAAACTGCACAGGCTAAACGAGCGGCTGGTAGAACGAAATCAGTATCCAATGAAACAAAAGGTAAGTTAGCACAACTTGATATTACTGAACAATTATTACAAGTAAGTCGAGATGAAATATTAACATCATCACAAATATTAGATTTAGAAGAAAAACTTGTAGAGGCTCAAAGAGTAAATTCTAAATTTGCAAAACAATATGTTGGTACTCTTAAACAAGCTGTTAGATTTGAAAAAGCAAAAGCAGATTTAGGACAAGATGCGGTGGATGCAATGAAAGAGGGTGAAGACACCATCGACAATATGAATCAAGGTGTTCAAGAAATGATTGCTAAGTTCAAAGTCTTGGGTTCTGGTGCAGTAGGATTTACTGCAAAATTAGGTGTTGCTTTAGTAATTGCTAAACAATTGGTAGATACGGTTTCAAAATTATTAACACCATTTGTTGAGACAAGAGATGCACTTGGTGTTAGTTTTGGTAGTGCAGATAAGATTGTCGGTAGTATGAAATCTATTACTTCGTCACTTAAGGAATCTGGCGTAGATTTAAAACTATTTGGAAAAGGTCTGGAAGACATACAACAAGTAGGTGTGGCTTTAGTAGATGACTTGGGTTTTATACCAGAAAACCTAGCAGCCTCAGCAGTCAATATAACCGCTATTGCTGGTAGGTTTGGGATTGCAAATGACGAGGCAGCTAAGTTAGTAAATGAGTTTGCTCTTGTAGGTGGTACTTCATTAGAAACTGCACAAAACGTTGTTACAGCAGTCGGTACGTTAGCAGAACTAAATAATGTTGCACCATCAATGGTCATGAAAGATTTGGCTGATGCAACGGCAGAGTTTGCAGAGTTTTCAAAAGATGGTGGTGCTAACTTGGCGGGTGCAGCAATACAGGCAAGAAGATTAGGAGTATCCCTAAGTACCACTGCAAAGATATCAAATAGTTTATTAGATTTTCAGTCATCCATAGAAAAAGAATTAGAGGCCTCATTATTAATTGGTAGACAATTAAACTTCAATAAGGCACGTGAGTTAGCATTTACTGGTGATATAGAGGGTGCAACTCAATCAGTTGTTAAACAGCTTGGTGGTAGAGCAGAGTTTGAAAAACTGAATGTATTTGCAAAAAGAGCATTGGCAGAATCGATTGGTGTCGATGTAGGTGAATTAAGTAGATTGGTTGGTGGTAGACAAGTAGCGGATGCTAGTGGTAAGATGCCAGGTCAAACCGAAGAGACAGAAAACTTTACAAGACAAACAAAATCTCTTGTGGATGCTATTGCAGCCCAAACCCTTGACCTTTCGGATGTATTGAAAGGTGATGATTTAGCTGGTGGTACTTTATTAAAGTTAGGAGCTTTCTTACGAAGTGATTTAGGTAATATGATTGGTACTGCAGCTACAACTGCAGCTCTTCTTGTAGTTGGAAAAGGGGCAAGTAAAGCATTTTCGAAAATAGCTGGTAAAAAGGTAGTCGAGGGTGGAGCTAAAATGGCAACTAAAGAGGTATCCAAAGAAGTTGCTGAACAGGCTCTCAAGAATACAGTAAAAAAAGAGGCTACTGAAGAAATTACTGAGCAAGTAGTAAAGAGAAGTCTCGGTAAAAGGGTATTATCCAAAATACCATTAATTGGTGCTGTGTTGGGAGTAGGTTTTGCAATTGACAGAGCTATGGGTGGTGATTTTAAAGGAGCTGGACTTGAATTATTGAGTGGTGCTGCATCAACTATACCTGGTAAGGGTACGGCAGCATCTCTTGCAATTGATGCAATAAATGTTGCAAGGGATGTATCTATAGCCAAAGAACAGGCATCTATTCAATCAAACTCACAACCACCTGTAAATAATTTAGATGACTTGATTCAACTACAAACAACTGAATCTGATAATACAAGAGTAAATGATGCTGAAATGTTATTTCAATTACAAGAGTTAAATAAAAACATGAAAAAAGTAGATAGTTCTATACAAGGATTGGTGGATTAATATGGCATTGGTTGATTTAACAAAAGATTTATCGAACTTTAAATATACAGATTATGACAAGGTTGATGGTGCAGTTGATTTTATCCCAAATGTTGATGCACAAGGATTCACTAAGAATTTTGATAATAAAAATAATAGTCAATTTGTTGGAATAAATGGTTTAAGTTATACCTATCCAAATAACAAAGGTCTTAATTTAACTTTTAATGGTCAAACACCAGAAGGTGTAAATTTTCTAAGTGGAGTATCTGAGAATTGGGGGCCAGGAACATTACCTGAAGGATTTACAATAAATCAAACAAATTCTTTACTTGTAAATGGTAACGATTTGACATTACCAACCTTAAGACATAATATTGACCAAGTATTTAGTACAAGTCCTTATGGTGGTTTTCCTGCATTTGAAATAAATACGGATAGATATGATGAACGTATAGGTTCACAATTCAATACAGAACTTGGTGAGGTGTACACACAATCTACTACAGAAAAATTACACTCAAGTTACAATACTTCATTTCATATAAGTGGATTTAATCGTGGTAATATGTACATACCAAATGCAACTGAACCATCAATACCTACGTTTAAAGATTTTACAAGGGGTAGTGCAATACTTTCAAGATATCAAAAAGATTCACCAAACTTTAATACAGATGTTCATATAAGTGCTATACCATATGAATTACCACAAATAACGGCAACAGGCCCTCAAGTAGAACATAAGAATTTTAATAATACACCGATATCATTAGGTGCACATGGTAGTGATTTTTTCACCACACCTTTGATTAATTATTCAAGTCAATTTTCTGCTGATAATTTTCAAACTGAAATAGAAAGTGGATTTAATCGTAGTAATATGTACATACCTAATTCTACAGAACCAACAACTCCTGAATTTAAAAGTTTTACAAGGGGTGATTCATCATTATTAAGAATAGTTCATGATTCACCAAACTTTGGTTCAATTGAATTCCAATCTACTGCACCATATCAAGTCAAAAAACAATATAATTTACCAAGTAATTATAGTTTTATAGGTAGAGACTCATCTTATACCACGACCACTAATTTAGTTCCATCTCTTCCAATAACTCATGGAGTCCTAACACCAATAACAAAGGATTCGAGGTTTGGGGATGTAGATACATCATTTACGGGTGACTTGACATTTACAGATATTTTCGGACAATCATATAGTGGTATATCTTCCATGATTTCTTACAATACACCAAGACCAAATAATAGTACAGGTCCTGGTAATTACTCAGGTTGGATTACAACGAATAATTTTACAATTGAGAACCAATTAGGTGGTTCAAGTTCACCAAAGTTTGGTAATGCAGGATTTAATGGTGGAAACAAATATGGTGATACGGTTAAATTTAATTCATCCTTACTCGGTGGAGATGAAATATATCAAAGTCAATTAGAGTCCTTTGGTGATAGTGGTCAAGTTCCATTGACTTTAGGATATAATCAGAATAAAGCCACTATAAATCAAATATGGGAAAAGGGTAATTCTCATTATTCTAATGCCAGTGCTCAAGCACAATTTGGAAGCTACACAAACCAAACTGATACCGATGAGTTGGAAAGAAGACCTGGTGGGTTGGGTTCAAGAGGTGATGAGATAGATGAACAATATAAATTTAGAACAACAAAGGTAAAATCAACTTCATTGTCATTCGGTAGACATGGAGATTTTGGTGAGTTTGGTGCACCAGTCGATGGTAGTGCAATATTTGGTTTTGATATGCCGTATATTAAGGATAAAATAAATGGTATTAATTTTTCACACAAAGGTCTTACAATTGAATTAGTACGTGGTGGAATTGTTACTCAAGTTGCAAGAACTTTAAAAGACACTATAAGATTAGGTAAATTTATATTATCACCAAAAGGTGTTTTATCTGTAGCAAAACAAGTGGGATTAAATTTACTAAATGCAAGACCAGAAACAAGGACTTATAATCCATTGAGTCTCGGTTCCTCTGTTCCATTTTTACACATAGATAGACATTTAGAACTACCACAAAATCCACTTAGTAAACAAATTGCTGGAGTAAATGTACTTAAAACAACAGGAATAAAGTATACAGATGCAAAAGATTATCTTGATGATGAGTCAATAAGTAGCCCATTGAACCTTGATTTTAACGTAATTTCAAAGACAAGTAGATTGTCTAAATTGACACAATGGTACATGACACAATACGTTGGAACTACAGACGAAGTTGGAGTACCAGGTTTTGCTGGATATGAATTAGGTCAGAGTGATGGTACAGCTTTAACTGGTGCTATAAATACGGTATTTACCACACCATCTATGTTAGCTTTCTTGACACC